AACCCCATACCCACGCCCACCGAGCGGCTGCTACCGGCAACCACAGAATAAACAGTGCCGCCGATAACGACAAAACCGCCTGCGTAATCGCCAGTCGATGTAAAATACATTCCAAAAGCGTAGCCGAAGGGACTATATTCATATCTCCAGATATAGTAGTATGACGACCCACCAGAAGACGTGATCTTGTCACATCTCACCAATGCCCGCATGGTGAAGTTGAGACCCAGAGGGTCAAACTCCGAAGGGGCTGACGCGAGACTGGCACCTGATGTACCGTTGGCGGCCGACTTACCATCGGCGAAGATCCCAGGCTCGTTGTCCAGCGTTCCGTAAGAGGTGAGAGCTGGTTTGGATTGTGATGTGCCCAGGTCAGCAAAAGGACTGGAACCGTCAAAGGCCCACTCGTGAACCGGTGGCGTTAGTTTGGCCATTACGCACGCACCTTCAGGTTCGCGGCCCTATAAAGGTTGAACACTTCGACGGGTTCTAACACTCTCGGGTACCAGGCCCATGCCAACATGTCGGCATCGAGTGGATAAAGAGGTGTGTCGTAGGCAACGCCCTGCTGTACGGCTTTAGTATTATCGCCACCGGTATATGATCCGGTTTCTGATTCCGTGGTCACTACAGCCGGGTGGTCATCGAAAAAGAGCCGGATTTTTCCATCGGCCTGCGAAAACGTGACCGTGATCATGTACAGCCTATCGGCCACAACCAGCTCGTTTGTAAGCGGTTTGCCGACGACAAGTAGGTAGTTGGAGCTGTCGGTACTGATTTTCATGGCCACGTCGCTTGAGCTTTGCAGCTGTAACGAGGCTGTCGGGCCCGTTGTCAGATCCCCTTTCGAAATCAACGTTTGCAGAGTGCTGACGTCGTTGAACTGCACCCAGCTCACCCATGAAAAGTCCTGATCGACACTGAAGTCGGCGTGATGGGAGATGGTGATGTAGTTTGACGTGCTGCCGTCGTGTGCTCGTCCCTTGTCCGAGATCGCAACGTTGACCAGGTCCACGGTACCTGTCACCGCACCGTCATGATTGCCGACGCTGTCCTTGACCACCGACGCCGTTTCTCCGGTCTCGTTGTAGTTGTAGACGGCAACCGGATTGCCGAGCGTGGCCGTGGTCAACAATCCGGCAGCCGGGTTTTTGAAAGCCGTCCACAGCGACCACTGCTCCCAGCACGGTATGGGTTCGTCGGCGAGAAGAAAATCGGCAACCGCACCGTCGAAGAATTCGGCCGATGATCTCGCCGCACGACCAAGAGTTACAGGCGTATCTGTTTGGTCGTAGTCCACCACCAGGGGAGTAGAATTCACGTCCCGCGCATCTGCCAAATGACCGTTTACGAATAGGCTGACTTTGTAGTCATTGCACGTAGCCATGATCAAAAATGGACCATGCTCCAACTCACCGGCAGCCGTGCCACCGCCGAGTAGATCGCATTCGCAGACAAGTTCCTGGTCCGTGTCCTCGACCACGACCCAATAGAGCGTGTTGTTCTCGATGTAGAGCTTGTAACCTTCGTTGGGGGAGTCGTCGTAGCGACTGACCAAGACCTGGTCGGTTGCACCAATGTCGTCGTCGTCAACAATCCACCATCCAATGACTGTAGGTCGCTGGATGTTTGCGCCCGTCGTCCCGTAGGAGACGTAGCTGCTGGAACCGTTGAACTCGCGCATGTAGGAGCCCGGAATATTTGATGGGCCGCACGCGTGGTCATGGAGGTTGCCGACGGCGAACGCGAGGTTCTGTCGGGAGCGACATTTGTAATCGCGGTCCCATCCCCATCCATCCGCGATAGTATCAGCGCACCTCGGCCCGGAACCGCCTGCCTGTGTTGGTACTCATCCAGCTCCTTTGCGCGATCGGCCAGCTCCTGGACCTCGGCGGCGTCAAGAGGCTCGTCCCAGACCTCAAGCATCTCCAGCGCGCCGTAGGTCATGGCGTCGGTTGACGACCCGTCGCTGAAAATGTAGAAACTACCGCCCGAACCTAGCAGAGTGGCTGGTCCAGTAGACGTGTTGCCGGCAGAAACCCCGTCAATAAACCAGGTATAGTACGTAGTGGACCTACGCAGAACAAAGTAGTGCCACTCAAATCGATCAGTATCAATCCAATCTGAGTCAATGACTGTAGTGGTGGTCGATCCGTTCCAGTATGCAAATCTAAGTTTGTATCGATTTGTCTCGCTGATTTTTTGTATTTTGTAGTGCCGCGCGGAAGACGTACTGGGATGCCACATCGCCATCACGTCTTCCGTAGCCGGTGCGCCATCTGTCATCGTTACGCGTAGATAAAAGCCGTAGGAAAAACTTTCGGTCGTAAAGCCCTGTAGAGAGCCACTACAACTCAACCAGACGCTCGCTCCATTTTTCGGACGCATGCCCTGGACCAGGGCACCAGGGCAGGCTCTGAGCATGGTTCCGGAACCAGTAGCCGGAGTCCCTTCATCCTGAGCGTCGGTAATGGTTTCGCGTGCGTAGTCGAACGTGCTGTCGCCGCCGCTACGCCAAGTGCCATCATCAAGAGGCCAACGAAGTATTGGGGTTGGGATCGTCATTTGCGTCTTATACCTGGGATATCCCCGTTCTTACCTTTTTTGGTTATCTCGTTGTAGAAGTCACCGTCTTTGTCTCTCAGCTTCGTGACGATGTTCTCTTCCACTACCTCGGCAACGTCTTCACCATTGAAGCTACAGTTTTCGAACTTCACTTCAATGTCAAAGTTCTCTTCGTTGGTTATGTTCTGATTGCCGACTTGCGTCACACCAGAAGAACCATAGTTGCCACCAGCCTCACCTTGCGGTGCGCCGAACAGATTGGCTCCTGAGTTCAGAGCGGCTATACCTGCCGGTCCGCCAGCTGCTGCAACGCCTTGCGCAGTCAGAACACCCTCGCCGTGCTGCAGTACGGCGATGCCTTCGTTGGCTCGCAGGTTCTGTATGCGACTCAGGTCATCGCTCTTCCCAAAGATGCCGCCATCGTGGAGGACGCCGCCGAATCCCAGAAGGCCGCTACCCTGACCACCGATGTTGGCAACGGTCGGAACATTGCCACCAGCTGCGTCTCCAGCTGCTTGGTTGACATTCTGAGCAGTCTCGACCGCGGCCTCACCGAAGCTGGACGTGGCTTCTGATACTTGTTCCAAGCCTGGGATGCTGTTCAGGAAGTCAGAGATGAGCTGGAACACGGCGGACAGAGCCGTGACGAGTCCGGTCTGGAGAGTTGCGGCCAGCTCGTTCACGAAGCCAGTGACGGTTTCGATGACGGACCACAGGGCCTCGAGGGCTGGAATGAGGCTACCGCCCCACAGAGCGTGTTCGATCGCCTTGAGTACGATTTCCAAGTACCTCAATGGCAGAAGGAACTTTTCAACCGCATGCGTTGCAGTACTGAGAGCATCCTCGATTATGCGGGCGCCCTCATGTATTTCTTGGCTGGCAAGATCCAACCATCTTGTCCACACCAACATGGCATCATTGATCACACCAAGGAACAGAGCCGCTTGTCCGATGATGTAGTTCACCGCTTCAAATATAACCACAAGTAAGAGTAGAGGTGCGAGCAACAATAGAATCACGCCGATCAGAGGAAGCAACCCGATAGTGATCAGAATCTCTATGACCGGTGTAAGAGCCTCTAGTACTGGCAACATCAGGAGCAAAACGTCTGCAACGATTTGCAGGACTGGGACAAGAGCTTTCGCGATAACGTCTATCACGCCTCCGAACACTCTGAAGAACGTAGACGCGAGCTTGGAAAACGACTTCACCACTAAGTTGATGATGGTAACCAGAATAGTGATGATTCTGACGAACGGCTTCAACACTGCTTCGATGAGGACTGTGAAGAACGGTATTAGCTGCACCAGTATATTTATTATTGAGGTGAATACCGATATCAACGAAACAGCAACCGTAGCAACGCCGCCGATAACGGTTATGGCAGCGCTGAGGATTTCAAAGACTACCCCTACAACTTCACTCAAGCTTCCGAAGATGGCGCTAGCCAGCACACTGACGAGTGGTGTCAGTTGTTTTATGGCGTTGACGAAAACACCCAGCACATCTTGTGCTGAACCACTGAACATGGACAAGACATCAACTAGCTCCGATATGAGGTCGAAGATGCCACCTTGCACGAGCGCGATGAACTCGGCAAACGGACCAGAGAACGCGTTCAGGAGACCACCGACCGCAGTAGCAACTTGACCCAACACTGCAACCATCGGCGTGAAAAGCGTCAGCAACTGGACGAAGGTATCGAACAGTGGCAACACGCTGTTCAACATCGGTATGAAAGCTACTGTCACGACCTCATCGAAGACGGTTATGAGAGAGCCTGATATTGACGCCATGCTGGTCATTAGGCCAACGACTACCGGCAGCACGCTGGAAATCGATTCCAGGGCACCGAACAGGACGCCGAACAAGTTCTCGATCCCTGGCACTTCAAGGTCGCCTCCGGCGAAGCCGCCGATGAAGTTCTTGAAGCTGTCCATGATGGCCGTACCGATTTCCTGCAGTACGGCTGGATCTGCCAGGGTTGAGGCCACGATGCTGATGATCTCGAAGCCGGCAGTAGCCAGCTCCGGGGCTGCCGCCAGGATGGCCCCTACGAGGGCCGTGACGACGCCTGGAGCGGCTTCGGCGAATGCTGTGGCGAGCGGGATACCCACGTTGTTGAAGACGCTCAGAAGGGCGTCCAGGAGGCTGCTCACGATCGGCCCGATCTGGTCGATGAGGCCTGTCTGGAGGAGCGCCTGGAGGGTAGCCCCTATGGACTCGCCGATATCGTCAAAAAGTGCCGGTAACGTAGCTGCTGCTGCGACGATGAACTTGGCGAATTGCTCGACGAAGACCGGCCCCAGCGTGATGAGGGCATCTCCGATCGCTGGTACCGCCTCCTCGAATGCTCTGATGAAATCATCAACAATTCCAGGTAGTTCCTGTACCAGGAGAGCGGTCACGGTCTCGAGGTTGGAGGCGAAATTGTCGATGAAGCGCTGGATGGCAACCGGCAGCTCTTCCTGGATCGCAGTAGCCAGGGCCTCGATCTCATCCTGGCCCATCAGACCCAGCTGCACGATGACCGGGATGATGCTCAGTGCGGCCTGAATGATGGTGTTGACCACGGTGTTGAAGGCCTCGAAGATGGCCCCGGCGATTGGCACCAGGCTCTTCAGAGCCTCACCAACGACACCACCGATGATGGCACCAGCGGCCACACCCACGACTGCACCGGCCGGTCCGCCGGCCACTCCACCTGCAGCTCCAGCGCCGAATGCACCAGCGGCTGCGCCGCCAACGGCACCCCCACCGCCGACGAGGCCTCCGATGAGCTGGCCTGCAGCCCCACCGAGCTGTCCGAACAAGTCGAAGAAATTCAGAGCGAGCCCCTGCATGGACTGCCCGACTTCACTCGTGAACTCGAAGAACTTATTCGTCAAGTCGCCCAGGACGTCAGTGAAACGCCCGAAGAAATCTTGGATGAAATCGCCGAGAACCTTGTCCATTTCTTCGGCGACGTTCTCTGTGCCTTCTGCAAGGCTGGCGTTCGTGTCAGCGTTGAGATCTTCCAGACGGTTGAAGTAGTCGAAGTAGGAGATCTCATTTCTCTTGAGCTGCTCTACCAGGTCTCCTCTGCTCTTCAGATACGAATCGACTATCTTGTCTACGGCCTCATCGTTCTTCGAGACTATCTCACCAAGAGAAGTCAAGAAGTCGCCAACGAAGAAATCGAAGGCTGCTGGGATCGCAGATATGAAGGTCTCAGAGATGATGTCGCTGATCTTTTGGATCGCCCTAACTAACCTGGCGCCGAACGCATTCAGGAGGTCCGAGGCAAACTTGTTCGTAGTAGAATTTGCCTGGCTCACGTGACGCTTGAAAGCGTTCATAGCCGCGCTCACATCACTGAGTGCGCTCTGTCCAGTGAGGCCAAACTTCTTCTGCAGTTCGATGGCCTTCTTCTGGTTTCTCTCTGCAGTCTCTTGCGCCTTCGCTCGCTCTTCTGAAGCTTTCGCTACTATGCTCTGTCCCTTGGACGTCTCTGCATTGAGCTGCTTCACGGAATCTGAAGTGGCTTCCGTGTTCTTGTCGGCCTCTACCATAACGCTGGCAAAGTCTGCGCCGGTATCTGCTACGTCTACGAATGTATCAACCGTTTCAGGCTTGATTTCGATTTCAGCACTAGCTGGCCGCACATCGAGTATCTTGGTACCGATCTCGATGAGCTTCTCAAGGTTCCTGATTACACCGCTACGCAGTTCGAAGATGAGATCGTTTCTGAAGATGTCGATGGCTCTAATCAAGTCGACTGCAGAACCAGAAGCGGCACCTCCGAATTGGTACCTGGCAACACCGCCAGAGCGATAGCCAACAGGTCCGCCGTGCTTGAAGCCACGTACATTGGCTCTCACGTCGTCTGTCGCGTTGATGAAGTCGAAGAAGCCAAGTTCTCCGCGGTCGCGCTTCCTGTTCAACGAAGCCAGTTCTTGGATGAACTCTGGCTGCAAGAACTGATTGAAGAAGCCAGTGCCCAGCGCACCAACAACACCTCGAGGGATGACGAACTCACCGGGCTCGAGAAGCGCTGGGATGATGTCGCCAAGGCCTGACCCTGGGACTGTACCGCCAGCCTGGAAACCAGCAGCAGCGCCGGTTCCTCCAAGACCAACAAGTGCAGTTGATTCGATCTTGCTTATTTTGTCTATGAAAGCTGCAACAGAATCTTCATCTGCTTCTATCTCGACCTTTGTAGGAGACAGATTAGCCAGATCAGAACGAAGTTTTTCGTAGCCTTCCTCGTATGAGAACGTGATTCGGATGGTATCTTGCTGCAGAATTTCTTTAGATTCTTCAGCAATCTCTATTTTAGAAAGTTCTTTGAATGTCGCAGCAACATCCTCAAGTCTTTCAATTGACAGGCCGAGTAACTCTTCCCTTCTACCTGGTCCGATGTCTTCTTTCGGAATGGCTGCTACAATTTCTTCTTTTCTCTCTTTTTCAAATCCCTTTGCAATTCCTTCCAACAAATCAGTACTGAATTTCTCATATTGCTCACTAGTGGGACCACCTGCGGCAACGATTCTATCAACAAGAGCTTCTCTTTTCGATTCGTCTGCTTTTGTATGCGCAACTAGTTCTTCCATCGCTGTATTAAACTTAATAAGCTCATCGATTGACAGCTTAGAAAGTTCTTGTCGCTTTTCATCTGCTAAATCAACTTTGGATGCTATGGAAGCTAGTAGAGTATCTCTCTTTTTGTCCTCTTCAAATTGTTCTTTGGTGCGCGGATCTTGAGTCTCAATATAAGAACTTTCCTTCGCGAAGAATTCCAGCTGTTCAAATGCTTTAGCGACCTCGCTATTTTTTGTTATCAAGTCATCAAGACGTGCTTTGTCTTCTTGACTAAGTTTGAAATCTGGAGGTATTTCATTGCCACTCCAGACACGTAGTAATTCAGCCATTGCTTGCTCAATAAGACCAAGCTTTTCTACGTTAAGATAGGTACCATTTTTCAAATCATCAAGAAGCGACGGTACCAACGACTCTCTCAATATGGCTTCACTAGTACCTGAAATTGCCAATCCACCAGTCTGGTAGCCAACAGGACCACCGTGCTTGTACCCAAGAATACCCTTGATGGCTTGTGCACGATGAATGGCGTCAGGGTTCCTGAAGTTCTCAAAGAACGAGACGCCGAATGCTTCAACGGCAGAGCGCGGTATGACGAACTCGCCTGGCTCGAGAAGCGCTGGAATGATGTCGCCCTCGCCAACGCCAGGAACCATACCACCTGTCTGGTACTTCTTGATGACGGCAGGAACGATGCCGAGACCCTCAACCACTACTCTGATCTCAGTACCGTCAAGACCGTCCAGCTTGTTGGCGATGTCACGCAGCTCAGATGCTACGTCGCGCATTGGGTCTATGACCTCAAGCAGCGATTCGGACATACGCTCAATCTGGTCGTTGGTAGCAAGCGTGACCTTTTCAAGGTCAGCCATCTTCTCAACGGGTATGGCGGCTGCAGCTGTTTTCAAAGCAGTAGCGTAGTCGGTTTCTAGACCAACTATCCGCGACAACTTGTTCACGCTGTCTGTCAACTGATTGGCAAATTCGTCAGTGAACTGACCCTCAGCTAGAGCCCTACTGAACTCGTTGGTCTGTCGATTCAGTGAATTGATGATCTCCTGTACTTTGCTGAGCCGTTCGACACTTCTTGTGATCTCGTCTTTCGATGCACCGAAGTTCTCTTTGATGCCTTCTGCGATGACCTTGAGAGCTGCCAGTCGCCCGGACACAACGCCCGGGTCAAGCGTCTGCTCGATCGGGTCAAGCTGCTCGACATTGTCTGCCATCTGCTTGTACAGCGTGTTGGCAAGTCCAAGATTTCCGGTGTCGATTGCTGTAGAGATCAACTCCAGAGCATTGTCGAATCTAGCCGTCTTGATGTCGTTCTGAAGTTCGATCAAAGCCTTCTGCTGGTCGTTGTACTCCTTCAGCAAGCGAAGCGCATCGCCGAACGCACCACCTATGTTGTCGACATCTACTTCGCCTCTGCGGAGTTGAGCGAACAACTCTTTGGCGACACCTTGCGGACCAATGCGAGAGATCTCTGTCCAGGTCAGCTTCAGCTCATCGGAGAAGTAGAGCAGCGAACTGAACGGTCCAGTGTCGAACTGTTGTGTGACGAAACCAGACAGTATGTCGTTCACCTCGCTAGCGTTTGTAGCGATGGCCTGGTACTGACGCTCGTAGATATCGAGTAGCTGCTGGTTGAGCTTGACTTCTTTTGTCAAGTTGTCTTTGAGATTCTTCTTCTCAACTTCGAAGATTGCAACTGCTAAACCATACTGGTCCTTTGCAGCAGCGGTCAGACGCAATTGCTGTTCGGTTGACAGCGCTTCTGAGTCCCTGCGCTGCGAATCTATCTCACGCTGAAGCGCCAGGAATCTCGTCAGGCCGGCGATGAACTTGAGTTGGACTCCAAGACGTCTGTTCTCTATTCCTTGTGTCGTCTTCTCAATGCCAAGGATCTTCAGCGCCTTGTCAGTGATGCCGGAGAAAGCAGCGGCTTCTGTAGCTATGGTGCGCAGGATACCGAACCTGACATTCGACTCCTGGATGCTGAGTTCAAGCAGTTCTCTACGGTCATCGAGAAGTTCTGCTTCTGCGGCTGCTGCTTTGGCACGAACAGTGAAACTTTGTGAATCAAGCCTGACGCCTTTTTCTTTGTCTTTTGCAATTCTCTGTTCGCGACTGCCGATTTCTTCGATGAGCCTTCTCTGCTTTTGCAGGTTTGCCGTGAGTTTGCTGTTGCCAGACTGAAGCAATTCAGTCTTGTCTATTGCGTCTCTGATGGCATTCGAACGACTGCGTGATGCCGCGATCAACTTCTCAGTAGCTTTGAGTATCGCTTCGTTGTTCTGAGCTTCCCTCAGAGAGAGGATTTCGATGTCTTCCAGGACAACGTGTAGTTCTGCAGCTCTACGCTTTCTTTCTTCAAAAGCGTTCACTGTGTCAACGGCGACACCAAGCTGAGCCCTTGCAGTGTTGAGACTCTTGTCACCAAGCTGACTCGAACGACGATTTATTCCCAGCGTCTGAATGGTTGCCTTGATGAGTTCTTGCTCTGCATTCAGATGGTCAATGCGTTGTTTGGCACCAGCCTTCAGTACGTTGTTTACCTGTTCCTGCTGGGTAACTGCTACCGCACGAGCCTTTTCGCTTGTGTCGCTAGAAGCGCTGATGTTCTTGAGGCTTTCCTTTTGGATATCAAGTTCATCTTTGATCAAATTCTTGCGTTGACTGGTGAGACTGATCTCTCTCTTGACGTTGCCCAAGCGACTGAGGCTAGCAACAGACGCAATTCTCTCGGACTTGTTCAGGGCACCAAGGAATTTCGTGATGTCAAACAAAGCCTGCACACTTGCCAACTGTGTGAACAGCAATGTGTGGTTGAGTTCGTTGATATTACCGAACAGTTGCTCTACGCGTCCAAGCGCTGCCGCGTTTTCTCTCGTGATCTCATTGAGCCTTACCTGGTCAGTGATACCATTCGCACGTAGCTTCAGCTGTTGTCTGAGACGCTCAATGATCGTACTTTGCAGCGTCGCGAGACCTGCAACGGCCTGGGCTCTTTGTTCTTCAGTGGCAGCAGTCTTTTCGACCAAACCAAGATCGTATTGCCTAATGAACGACACCCTGCGCGACAGTTCTATGGCTTCCTTCTGGTTGATGAATGATGAGCGCAAAATGTTGCGGTTCTTGTTGACGGCGGTCTGGATGTTGCTGACCAATGTGTTGGCGAAGATTGTGCCGGCTCTCTCGACTTCTTGCGGATTAACGATGAGGCTTGGCAAATCTTCTGCGAAAGTAGCTGTAGCTCCTGTGACTTTGTCGAGTGTGTCTTCAAAGTCGCCTTCGAGTCTGGCTATAGAATCACGAAGTGCTTGTAACTCAGTGTCATCGATGATGACGTCGAATTTGAATAGACTGAAAATCTGCAGACTCTTAGCGGCGTCTGCCAACGATTGCATCGTGACTGTAATACCTGAAATCTCTTGCCCGAACCGTAGAGCCTTTACCTTCTCCATGGCATTTACGGTTGTACTGAATGCATCTGCAGTTGTAAGAGCCTCTTCTTTGACAAGACCCAATGATGTGAATAACGATCTGGCTTGATTTGAAGCTTCAGAGAATTTGATTGCAAGTCGTGGCGACTCTTTTATGAGCAGCTTCCACTGTTTAAATACTTCAGAAGATTCTTCTTTTGCATCTTTTAGAGCTGCTCTGGCTTCATAACTTGCGGATCTAAGCGCCCTCAATTGCTGTACGTCTGTAGTAGCGCTGATCGATTTGTTGAATCTAGCAACCTCAGGACCAAATTTACGTATGTCCTTGTTTGCTTGCTGAATTGTAGACAAGACATCGTCAAGAGATTTCTTGAACTCGCTTTCTCTCTCTTGTTCGTCTTGTTTCTGAAGTTGTTCTAAGATACGAAGCTGCACACCAACTTTGTCATTAAAGACAGCCAGATCACCACCGGCTGCTATTGCTGCCTCAGCTAGATCTCCATACTTGCCAGCAACGTTTCCGATTGCGATAGCAGCTTCGTCAGTACTCAACGCACCGTTGTCAACTTGTTGTTGAAGAAGTTCAAGTTCTCTGCGTGTGTTTTTGATTGAGTCGATCTGTTTCTGCCGCTCGTTTATCTCAGTAGTCATCTCCTTGATGGCTTCGCGACTCGCTTCAACACTTTCAGCAACTGTTTTGCTGAAGATTAAGTACGCTGCAGTAGCTGCAGCAATAGCAGCAATAATAAGCCCTATGACCAGAAGATAAGGGTTCGTCAACCACAGAGCGTGCATCTGCAACTGCACTGCTACCAAAGCCAAACGCAAGCCGCCGAGTGCACCAGTCAACGTCAACGTGGTGCCGGTCATAGCAGTAATGCCGAGCGCTGCACCAGCAGTAGTGCCGGCGAGTAGACCGGTCACCAAGTTCACCGCCAGCATGACGACTTTCAAAGCCAAAAGTGCTGTCGCCAGTTTCAGCACGATGGCAAGAAAATCACCAATTGCATTATCCCTGAGTGCCTCCCGCATGGCTTGCATGATCTTGATGATGGCGCCAAGAAAGAGAGCAATCGGCTGAAGGGCTTCGCGAGCAACCTCTAGGAGGATGTTCTTGAAAATTGAGAACTGACGTGACAGCTCATCGACGCGCGTGTCTGCCATTGCTTCGGCAGCACCCTGCGACTCCTCTTGCAACTTCCTGATGGTCTCGTTCAAGTCGCCCGTCTTTTGCGTGAGGATCAAGAATGAGTTCGCACCACGCAGACCCAAGCGCTCGAACACTGTACCGACCTGGTTAGCCGTGAGCTGACCATTGCCGAGACGTATGTTGATTTGTCGGATCAGATCCAAGAAGTCGAGCGGCTTCTCAGGGTCGAAAGCGATACCAAAAGCACGCTGGAACTCGGCCTGCTGCGAAGTAATGCGAGCGAAGATGGAACGCATTGAACGGCCGGCTTCACCAGCACGGATGAAGTTGTTCTGCAGCGTAGCCAGGATACCGGTCGTCTCTTCCAGAGACAGGCCCAGCTGTTTAGCGACAGGGAGCGCGAACTTGAGACCTTGGTTCAGTTCGTTCAGCTCGACCTGATTGTTGCGATAGGTGGCCGCGAGGACGTCATTGATCCTTGCGAATGCTTCCAGCTTTGTGCCGGTGCCAGCGACACTGCCGCCGAGGAGCCTGTACGTGGCTGCTACGGTCTTGGTCGTAGACGTGACGTCAGCATCGGTTGCAATGATCAAGTTCAGCGTTGACTCGAGAGCGGCCAGTGACTCCTCTGCTTGGAGACCGGCGCTACCGAACTGGAACAGGATCTCACTGACGTCTTTGACGCTCTGGCCAGTCTGCGACGAGAAGTCTACGATGGCTTCTCGGAGACTATTGAAACGCTCTTCGAGGAGGATGACTTCGGAACGCGAGACCGCGAAGGCCTTAGCAGTCCGGTCCTGCAACTCGAGGAGTGATTCGAAGGCTCGCCTGATGTTGGTGATTGCACCGAAGACCAGGATAGACGAAGCAAAGAAACGCAACTGCTGCTTGACGATGTTGTCGAAGCCAGCCGATAGAGATTTCGTGGCCACGGCGGCACGCTGCTGCTCTTGGGCCTGTTTCTTCTGGGCTGCGGCGTTCTTCTCAATAGCAGCCGCAGCAGTCCTTGCGCTCTGAGCTTCCTTGTCCAGACCGGCCGCTGCCTGATTGAACAGGCCGGCAGTCTTGGTGACGTTGACCCCAAGCTTCTCGTGCTCTTGGCTCAGCCGCTCAAGCTCTTTGACCGCAGCCACACCCTTGGCGCGGGCGCGTTCCAGCTCCGTAGCGTGTGCACGGAGCGCTTTTGCAGACGCTACGTCGGCTGACTCCGACCCCCTCGACGCCCGCGAACGAGCCAGCTCCGCTTGTACTAGCTCTCGTGCCTCATTGATCTTGAGGCGCATGGCATCGGCCGTCCTCTTGACGCGGCGTGCCTCGTTCTCTTCTTCAGTCGCTGCCCGGCCAGCTCCTACACGGCTCTTGATGGCGTTGACCTCATCGATCAACTGCTTCATGAGCTGCATCTGCGCGTTCGTATCGCCTACTGTGCGACGGATCATCTCGAACTGTTTGACGGCCGGAGTAACGTCGATGTTCTTGACGTTGGCGATTGCGGTGAGGGTACCTTCAACGGCCTTCGTCAGGTTGTCAAAAGCTGCTTTCGACGCGTTGACGTTTTGTAGGCGATTGATCGATGAAGCAAAGCGACCAGCCGCATTCGCGAACTGGCGCATCTCGCCAACCAACTTCTGGAAGGTCGCGCCACCGACGCGCCTGATCTCGACATTGAACCGAATCGTCCGCTCAGCAGGCATCTACTGTCACCTTCTGCGGCGGGGCGTTCGTTTTGGTGCGCGGGCGGGCTTGGAACCGGTTTTTATATTGCTGTTTTTATCTGTTTTCTGCTTGGCCCGTTCGTGCTCCTCCTTTTCGATCGAACGTTGTTCCCCTACAACGGCTTGCCTCAACTGGAAGTAGAACTTCGTGTGGTTGAGGAGCCCTCCGTCAATCAATGGTGCGCTCATGTCTTCTGACCACTGGATCAGGTCGACGAGCGTTACGAGTCCGCGTTCACTCAAGAATAGCGCAGTCGGACAGCTATAGAAAGAGTGCTTCCCGTCAACGAGGATCGGCTTTTCTTTCTCTTCCTCAACCGGCTCTTCTTTCTTAGGAGCTACCTTCTTATTTTTACTAAACTGAATCTTGTATTTATTTGTACTGGATTTCTTGACCGACTCTTCGACATCGGTCAGCTCCTCAGGAGGCAAGAAGGGACACCTCCGCTCCAGCTGGAGCTTCGGCTGCTCCATGCAGTGCTCACACGACCAGCTCTTCTGGCGGTGCTCTGGGTCGTTACCGGACGCGAGGAAGTGGCGGAACCTTACAATGTCCCGCGCCCTCGTTATTCCCCCTCTTCGGCCTCAGACTCGCCCTTGATGTGCTGGGCGATCTCCTTGCGGACGGCAGGCGGGATCTTGTTGATGTTGGACATCTTGTCCTCATCCTTTTCGCCTGCGTTGAACTCGACGGGCTCGCTGTCCTCGCCCACAAAGTTCTCCCACCCCTTGAGGCATCGCTTGAGCACCTCGTTCTGCTGCGTGCCGCTCTTGATCGTCTCCTTGCGGCCGGTGCCCATGCCCTTGACCTGGTAGACGTCGTCGGAGAGCTTCGCCTCGAAGTAGGCGTCGATGTAGGTGACCATGAACTTGGTCTGCTCCTCAGGCGGCAGCCCTTGGTCGCACTTTGGCACGAATGTGTGAGGTGTCTTGGTGTCGATTGCCTTCATGATGATCTCCTGTTCTGTTTTGTTAGATGCGTACCGGAGGCCCTCCACCAGTACGTTGCGGCCGATTATATGAGCGTGTTTGCGGAGTTTCAACCCCAGCTTGTATATGTATCCGCCCCCATGGCCCTGTAGGCGGCGGACAAGCCAAAAACAGCCTACCCACAACCTATCGTATACCCACATCCACGCCAAACTTGGCAAGAAAAATACGAAGGCCCCCAGGAGCTTGATGCCTGAGACTTCAATTCGGTCACGCTGGTGCATGTAGAAGGAGCAGCCCGACCCCGCCCCGAAAGACGGGGCCGGACCAACTCAGGGGTGGGTTCTAGATGGTGGCAACCGTGTTCACGAGGATCACGACCACCTCGTTCATCGAATTCTCCTGATCGACAAGAGCCGTGAAGTTCATGTCGTGAGTGATCTGGTCCGGGCCGCCGATCTGAGGCGTGGTGCCCGTGAACTCGATGTTGGGGAAGAGGACGTGCTTCTGACGGTAGACGTCGTTGCCGGCGCCGTTGATCACCTCACCTTCGTCCACCGAACGGAACTCGAGGTAGGCCGAGGTCGCGTTGATGTACTTGTGGTACAGGATCTCATCGTCGAACTCGACGTTCAGGACGCCTTCGACAGTCCTCAACTGCTCGGGGAGGCCGGCGCGGAACCGGTCACCCAACTGGAACTTGTCCGCGAACAGGTTGTTGTTCAGGGTCCAGCTGCCAGACAGCACTTCCTGGGCCACGCCATCGAGGTAGACGGCTGCCTGGAAGGAGCTGAGCGGGTCGGTGGTCGGCGGGTCAGCTGGGTCGTCCCAGTGGCCCTGCACCGCGACGGGCTCACCGGCCGCATGGTCGGAGTCGCTCGCCCAGTTGGTGATGTTCTTGAGCTTGGCCGTACCAGCGGTGATCGAGACCTCAGTGCCGTCGTAGGCGATCTCGTTCTCACTGCCGACCTGCACTTCACCGACCTTGTTGAAGCCGATGATGCCGGGGCCGAGATACAGACGCTGGCCGATGGGGCCTGTACCTGCCGTGTAGGCCGAGACACGTGCGCGGACCCAATAGGCAGCCTGCGCATTGACCGTGGTCGATGCCCAATCGCTCGGAAGGTCGAAACTGTTGACGTAGGTGCCAGCAGCCTCGTCCAGGTCAACAGTCTCCTGGTTGTTGAACAGGAGAGTCGACCAGGCCGTACCATCCCAGTACTCCCAGGTGATCGTCCAGTTGGCCGTCACCGCGGCAGTGCTGATGATGATCTCAATGGCCGGGAACACATCGTCTGCACCGAAGTAGTAGGCGTCATCGACCGCCGGGGTAACCGGAAGCAGTGTGACGTCGTCTGCGGTGTTGTTGTTGGCGGCGGTGGTCTCGTCTGTGAAGACGGCACCGTCGTCCGCGAACGCGTAGCCGATGTTCTGGCTCGCGCTGTAGTAGTCCAGGGTGTAGTTGGTGAGGTCCAACTCGGTCGTGGCCGACGTGGCCGCGCTGAGAAGGTCCGCACCGCTGTACTCCCCGCGACCGATCCAGCTGAAGGTCGCCTGGAGGATCTCCTGCGCGGTGTAGGTCTCCTCGAGGGTGTTGCACTTGCATCCGCCGTAGATGAAGTACGCCAGGTCGCGGCCGACCTCGAAGGTCATGCCGGTCGGCAGCGTGGGGCCGGACTCGATGTAGTGCGAGTAGACGCCGGTCCAGTCAGTCGCGTTCGACTGGATGATCCAGGCGCCCTGGTTGATGGAGACTCCGGGGTCGCCACCGGTGAGGGTGAAGGTGGTTTCGCCAGCGGCGAAGGCTGCCGTGTAGGCCAGACCCGTCACTGCCTGCAGGTCATCGCTGGAGTCCTTGTAGACGACAGCGATGGTGTAGTTGGCGCCGCCGGTCTCGAAGACGCCCGTGACGTCCCCTGTGACCACCAGCTCGTGGGGACCAGCGCCTCCTGTCGTGTAGGCCGTGTTCACCTGAGCCCGGATACCACCGTCGGCCGCCGTGAGCGTCACATAGTCACCCAGGGCGTGCTTGTACCACGTCCCGTAGCCCTCTGTGTTTTGCTCGATGGCGACATCGCCGGTGATGTTCGAGGTGCCGGGCACGCGCTTGGACGTACCGCGGCTTGGGTTCAGGGCCTCGGACAGCAGGTTGCCGATCTCGTTGTTGAACGACTCCGTCTTGAAGTCGACACGAAAATTCGGGGGGATTGGCTGACCCCAGTCGCGTTCCTCGCCATAGGCGAAGACACCGCGGGCGCCAATCGCAATCTGTCCCGTGGTACCCATGTATGCGTCTCCTCTGCTCGGGGGCGGTTAGTCGCCCCGTTGCTCTTGGATCAGAACGGGGACGTTGTAACGAACACGTCCCCCTGCGTAGACACCGTTCAATCGAGTGCGGTTAAGCACCTCACTCGACACGATCCTGGCGCCTTTCGAACTGAGCCCGTTCACGAACGAATTGCGCCGAAGAATCCTGCCAAGCTCCCAGAGAGCGCTTCTTATCTCTTTTTCTCGTAGCTCTTCATTGATTTGCTGGTGATAGTAGTAGATCTCAATGCCTATTTGCAACTCGTAGGTAACATTTTTCTTGCCTATCGTGTGGATCTCCTCTTCGTGGTCTACGAAGTCCACACAGATGCACGGAGTCTCAGGAACTATAAGCAAATCAGCAGGATAGACCTCGTGTACCCTCTTGATCCAGGTCAGATACTGACCAGGGTCGGTCACCTGCATGCGCTTGATGATCTCGACGATGTTGGCGACAGCGTCATCGAAGTAGTCGCCCGTCTTGATTAGGTATTGTGTCGGTCTGTCCTGGATTGGCATCGTCTACTTGCCTTTGCTCTGCACCTTGGCAGCCGCTAGCACAAACAGCTCGTCAGCGATGTTCTCGAGCTTACCGAAAAGTGCCTTTTGTTGCCAAACGAATATCCTCATGACGCCTATCGAACCGCCACTGCGCTCCATGAGCTTCTCATCGACGATGTTCGGATAGAGGTCGCGAAGCCCAGAAACGTCTGCATTGATGGACAGGTCGGCATAGTCTTTGCCGCGTACGATGGTGTCGCTCTGGCCGCCATGGATGGCATCGAACAGGACCGATTCCATGGTCCCGGTTGCATACCAGTTGCTGTCGTTCACCACGCTGAACATCTGCTCTGAACCAGTGAGTCGAAACATCCATTCTCTACTGAAGCCGTTGGCCACGAGGATGTGTTCCATCTCTGCTTGGTCTGTGACGCCAAGAAGCTCAGACTTGACTCGAGACCAGTGTTCAGCGACCGGCACCTTCTCGAAGAAGCCCATCATGTGCTCGAGATAATCAGCAATCAGATTTCGATTCCTGGCCCAGAACAGCTTTGACAGGTCACCAACGACGTTGTTGCCGAATACCTCCAGCGTGTCAGCCATCTGGCTGACCTTGCGTACGAATTCATTGAAGTTGGTGTCAACTTGGTACATCAGGTGTCGTAGCTGTAGGCGCCTTCATTGAAGCGCAGCCAGTCGTAGTCCAGGAGACCATCGTAGTTCATCTGGCTGCGGTCGTAGAACTGGTTGACGTCCGGGAGCCGGAGCCCAACACCAACACCGTAGACGCCAGCGGCATCGAAGATCGGTTTGACGCCACTCCAACGCGGTCCCCTCGAGAGGGCCTGTCCAGTCTCGGTGTCGTAGAACTCGTTCTGCTTCTTGATCCAGGCGTTCAGGTACCTGATGGCCTGCTTCGGCCACGTGGAGAGGTCGTTGTCGCGCTTGAGGCCTGTGGTGATGTCGTTGATGTTGTTCGGCAGCCCTGGGATGGTCTGCTCATTGTGCACTGTCGTGTAGATGAAGAACGCCGCGAATCGTGCACACGCCTGCCGGACTGCCTTCGGCACCGTGTCCCGGTCGAACCTCAGCTCAGTGTCCTTCTGCTCGAGGTACCCGATGTTCTCCTCGATGATGATGTCGACCAGGACTTCAGCATCCTGAATGAACGCGATGGCGTCATCAGTCGACATGTGGCTCTCTGTCTGAAATCCAATCTTGTCGCCTGCAGCAGCCGTCCCGGACCAATCGTCACTGTTGATGTAGATACTGCTGTCAATGGCAGCGAAATCAGAAGAAACGGTTCCCGTTCCAACGGTTCTGTTCTCCTGGCTGTCCTTCTCCTGGACGGTGACTTCGAAGTCGGTGTCGCTGCTGAACTCGATGATGAAGCGCTCGATGCCGGCGTAGCTTGGACCGATTGAGACAGCAGCTAGAGCTGCATCGCCGGTGTTCGTCTGACCTCTAGGGACGCCCAGGTTCTTGTAGGAATCCGAGAAGCGGATCCTCTTGCTCTTGTCGCCGCGTCCGATGATGCGCTGAACGTGGTCGAGGGTGCAGTAGGTGGCGTTCGGCGTGTAGCCCTGGACAGGTGCAAAGAACTCGCTGAACAGAGTCTCTGCACTGTTCGAGTAGCGCCACTTGTACCAATAGTGAACGGCTCCGCTGTTGTCGTCGAAGTCGTAGTTGTAGGTCGCCGTGACCAGAAGAGGCCTTGTCGCTCTCGTGCTGATCTTGGTGTAGGTGCCCCACTTTGTCTCTGCCCGCCACACTTCGATGTAGCAGAAGTCCTCCATGACCTCGTCTGGGTTCGAGACTGGAATGGTGATTCTGACGAGTGCCATGGCTACCTCCGCTCTCCGTTGCCAGGCTCAGGCGGCTCCCACGTCCAGCCGTTCTTGAGCTTCTTCTCGACTGCCTCGTACCCGACCGTGTAGAGCCGGTTGACCATGCTCTTGTCAAGTTTCAGAAAGTCGAGGCCAGAGATCGGTGACTCGATGACGACGATCTTGGCCTTCTGCCAGATGGCCCTGCTGACGTGCGAGCGCTCACCGGCCCTCATCATGGCATCGACATGGTTCAAGGAGTACGAGCCCCACCACTTCCATGGCTTCGGGTCGTGCTTCTGTCCAAGGACACGGACACCAACTGCGTGAGACTTTGGCAGATCCACTGGGAAGTTGTGGACGATTCCGCCATCTGTCAGGCGTCTGCCGTCAATCTCCACATGGTGAAACATCCATGGAATTGACGTTGATGCCTGTGTGGCCGGTGCCAATTTGACGTCTGGGGTCTTCTGAGAGGAGAACTGGATTTCCTCCTCGGTGTCGGAATCTGTTGCGATGATGGTCAGTGGGGTCTCCGTATCGCCGAAGGTGAGTGCCACATTTGGCTGGAGAGCTTCCTGCATCTTGTCGAGGGTGAAGAGACCGGGGACGACAGGCCATACGAGGCTTGGCCTGATGATGTCGATCGGTAGGGTCTCCTTGGCGATCTTGAGCGCTTCCTTCGGCTCCCACCCACTGGCGAGCATGGACATGTCCATGGCACTGCCAGACACGCCAGTCCAGCTGTCAAATACGGCACCTTCATCCATCATGCATTGGAACGCGCCTAGAATGATAGGGTAATTGGCACCTGTCCCGCTGCCAACTCCGTTCAAGTTTTTCATCGTCCTAGTCTCCGTTGAGTTCCTCGCGCAGCCCGCGCAAGGTCTCAACACTCTCCTCCAATTCATCGTAGATACGCTTGTCCTGCATGTCCCTGCTGCGTATCTCCTGGACAGTCTCGTAGGGGAACAGCTTGGCGAACCTCTCGTTGTGGTCGTGTCTCAGCCACTCTGTTTCGCCGTTGCCATCACTCTCCCTGCGAAGACGGTCGATCTTCTTCCTACTTCTGAGGCCAAAAATGCTGGAGAGCAGACCCATCTAACCATCTCCCGATTTGCGCTCATCCCGCGCATACAGTTTCTTGGTTAGGTCTTCGGCAAGAGTTTTCAACTCCATTGACAGTTCAACGTACTTACTGATCTGCCTTTCTGATTTCAGTCTGTCCCTTTCGATGTATGTCATGAGTTGTTTGTACAACCGATGTATCACGAACAGGGAGAGCACGAAGAGTGCTGCTAACACAGCACATCCCGACGTCGATCCCTGTTTGAGTATCTCGATGAACAATCCTTCCATCTCTCTTACCTACTCTCAGGAGTGGGGGCATAGTCATTTCGACGGCTGCTCCGCTGGCTTCACGTTGAACTTCGTCAGGAGTCTGGTCATGTTCTCATTTTGGATCTTCTGGTCCTCTTGAATCTCCTTGACGCTGTCCTTGATTTCTCCGACGTCCTCCTTGATGTGCTTCTCTTCCTTCTCCACTGCTTCTATTTTTGAACCCAGTTCCTGAGAGACCATCTGGGTCTTAGCTTCTGATTCGGCCTTCACTTCGACGATCTTGTTCTTCAGCTCAAGCTGCTTTAGAATCAGCTCGTCGTCGACTGACTTCTGTTCGAGTTGTGTCCTCTCGAAGTCATCTTCGTCAACGTACTTGAGCGAGAGGATGTACAGTGCTGCACCGAATAGAATGGCCAACACACTGAGGATTGCGCCAACACCCTTCCAGGTGTTGAAAAAGCTCTGCATACCATTTGGTGTGCGCGGCTCTGCAGCTGCAGGAGACTGGACCTCAGCTATCACTTCCTTCAGAGTCTGCGCGAACATCTCCTGAGTGATGTGCTGCTGTTGCTGACGAGACCGATTGTTGCCTCTGCGTCTGCGTCTACGCCTATTTGAAGTCTGGCTCATTTTCTTTTCAGCTTGCCTCTATGTTCTTCTGGAATATTCGCCGATTTACCACGACGAATTCTATCCCTGGAAGCCTCCATCATCTTGTTGATCTCGCCGACGTGAGCGTCGAGGTCCACCACGTTCTCATTCTTCTGCTTGCCGTTGACGTAGACTTTGCGCGGCATGTCAGTCCCTGTACAGCTTGTAGGCCGGATAGATGGTTGGCGCCTCTGTCGCGTGCGTCGACTCCCAGACCATGCGCAGGTACAAACCAGCAGGGATCTGGAAAGCACTATCGAAGAAGTAGCCAATGTCGCTGCGGCCCGTGGGAACGTAGACGGTCTCTCCGAACTTCTGGATCCGCAGGACATCGACACCCACGGTCAGACCGTAGAGCGCGAACAGGCCCAGGACGTCGTCCTTATCCACGACCGAGAACTCGCCGTAGTCACCGTCCTGGTTGTCGACGATGATGGCGTGTACTCCTTGCAGGGCCACGCTGAATGGCAAAAGCCAATCGAAGACGTTGGTCGAGTCGGCCACGCACTCGAAGCGATGGCCCTTGATCAGACCGCTCTGGTCGACGTACACGAAGCTGGGAGCGATGATCTCTTTGCCGTCTGGTGTCTTTGGGTGCTGCCTCAGATCAACGGTCATGCCTCAACCTCCTCGACGCCGTAGTGGACGTAGGCCCTCATGTTCGAGAGGCTGGACAGGTCGTCGCGGACGATGAACTGCAGCACGTGGCGGTCGGTGACCTTGATGCTGGTGAGTCCGGGCTTGACCATGAAGCCCACGACCATGACGTCGTCGGCGAAAATGACGTCATCTTGGGGATGGAAGTAGCCGAAGAGGCCCATGTTGTCCTTGACCACGAACCTCCAGAGCATGTCCTCAGCGTCCTTGTCCCGGTGCCTGAGCACGAGTCCCTGGCCCAGGCCTCCGGAGATGCCGCCGAAGGCGTCCGAGGCCCAGCCGTCGGACGGGGCGCCGACGAGCAGGACGATCATGGACACGTGGTAGACGGTGTTGGCGTCGGGGGCCTCGAACTCGAAGCGGTAGGGACCACTACCGTCGGCGGCCACCAGTTCGATGTCGTCGAGCCAGTAGCGCTGGCCGGCGGTGTTGCGCGACTCCAGCCTCAGCTTCTGCACGTCGGCGTCGAGGTTGAAGTCGTCGATGGGGATGTTGATCTGCTGCCACTCATCCAGGTCCATGTTCTCGGCGTAGTCGTCCAGGCGCAGGGCGTCGCCGACGGCGTTGTTTCCCGAATCGAACCACTTGAGCTTGGGCCGCGAGCCGTTGGGGAAGGCCTTGGGTTGGACCCAGAACCTGATCTCGCTGTAGCCACCGGCGACGTCGACCTCGGAACCGTGGTCCCAGAACACGTCGTCGTTCTCGGCCATGACACCCGTGTCCCAGCCGTTGGTGCCCGAGTGCATCGAGCCGGCGGTCTCCGAGCCCGTGCCCGAAACCGTCCAGTCGCCGCCGCTGTCACCGGCACCCGTGCCGTTCCAGAACACCTCGGTGGTACCACTGGCGCGACCGTCGATGTTCATCTGCTCGCTGGCGTTGTCATGGCGCTTGAAGGCGTCGCGGCCCAGGGTCCAGTCGCTGCCGCCGACGTAGGTGGTCCTGTCGTCACTGAGTTTGGGCAGAGGCATCGGTCACGCTCCCAGCAAGTTGCCCTTGACGAAGCACTTGAAGTAGACGCCGGCGGCGTCGATGTCGTCGCGCACGGTCACGACGACCTTGTCGCCTGACTCCGCGTGCAACCTCAAGCCGCCGCCGATGACGTAGTTGGAGGCCAGCAGGTCCTTGGAGCTGACGATCCACTCGAAGCCGCCGGGGCTGGCGTAGTTGACGAAGCCCTCATTCGTTAGCACGTTGTAGACCTCGATGGTCACGCCGTTGGAGATCACCTCAACATACAGCCCATTGGTCAGGCCGCCGACGAGGGAGCCGAAGTATCCACTGCCAAAGGTGATCGAGTTGGCGACGAGCGTGAACTTGATCTCCTGCAACGAGATGTCGTAGGTCGCGTCGGCCAGGTACTCGAAGACGACGGGCGTGACGCCGCCGTCGACGAGCAGGTCGTCGTTGCCACCGCTCTTGACGAAGTCGTTCTTGATCGACGACGAGACGCTGGGGAACGAGACCGGGTCGCCGTCGGGGCTGTAGAGGGTGGTCTGCAACCGTCCCGTGCTCGGCACCGTTTCCAGGGCCTCGACGTTCGTGCCGTCCCAACCACCACACCAGACGGGATTTCCGACGGGCGGACTGCCGTCTGGCGCCAGACCTTCGACCTGCTGGCTGTCGTTGGTACCAGTGCCGTAGTTGCGTGTGTCGATACCCTGGCGGTTGTCGTCGATGTGGCTGCTGGTGATGTCGGCGGCCGGTGTCGTGCCCTTGGCCCCGCCCCTGATGATGGCCTTCTGCGTGCCGTCGGTCTGCTGTGCTGCTGTGGCGCGCGTGGAAAGCGCCACATTCATGTTCGGCTGATTCTGGATCGCCACCTGTCCAGAAGCATTCGAACTTATTGGCTCGCCATTGGCCCCATAGAGAAGTACGTTCTTCCTCGGTTCTGTGTCTGCGAGTGCCATCATGCCACCGTGTAATACCAGGCCGTGTAGTTGATGTCCGCGTTTCCGATGCCCGAAGACCTCTCGGCCCGCAGAATCACATCGCCCACAGCCGGTGTGACGTCGGCGTCTGCCACGTTCTTTAGCGTACCGGATGTGTTCACGTCAGAGGTCGTCTCCTTGTCGTTGCTAGCCACGTACTTCAGGTCACCAGACTCGACGTCGAAGGGGAAGACGACTGGAAATGCGTCGCCTCCGTTGAAGTCGATGAACTCATCATTGCGCAGCGTAGTCACACCCCCACCGGGAATCCAGGCGATGGTGGCCTCGGTGCCATCGATGGACAGAATCACACCCATCTGCACCAGCCACCTGGCGCTCGCGTTCTCCTTATTGATGAAGGCAGCGAAGCGCGCGGCGCGTATGGTACCGGTGAGCGTGTGCTTGTAGGCCGAGCCGGCGTTGTCCAAGTCGATGAGCAGAAAATACTCCTTGGCAGTGGTCACCGTCTGCTTCATGACCACAGCCACGTAGCCGACATCGGAGACGCCCTCTTCCAAAGAGTCTATCTGGACCGCTGCCGGTGACTCACTCATGAAATCGTCCTCGTACGACCTGCCTCGTGGATGCCATCGTAGGTGACGGCGTCGCTCACCGTCTCAAGGACCGTGGTGCCGTCGGTGTCATAGAGCTTCCACACGATGGGCGTAGGCTTCAAGTTTGTTGCTCCACCGGCGCTGCGCTCGATAGTCTTTTCGATCAGCAACGTATCGTCTTGTCGCTTCCACTCCACCTTGGTCGGGAACAGGCCACCAGTCACCGTCTTCGTGGCCCCGGACACGTAACCAAAAGCCGGACCCTCATCGATGAAGTGGATGAGCTGCGGTAGCACCCGATGCTGGGGGGCGGTGATGCCGCTGCTGCTAGCTAGAAGATCCGTGAGCGTGTAGCCTTCACTGTTCGTGCCAGGATTAGCTACGTCTCTGAACTTCAGGTCTCCGTTGTGAGTCCAAATTGCAACGATCTTGTTGCGGCGTCCACTTTCGACGATGAAAAGAGCCGGAACCTCAGGAGCATCCTCGAAAGCGGAGAGAGGCGTGTTCGGACTTGGATAGTCCGACCCCTCCCCGCCCCCGAGGCTCGACCACTCTTGTTTTATGACCTGAACGATGTCGAGGTCATCTGGTTTGGTCGGCACGATACTCCTCTACCGCAGTAGCCTACGCGCCGCTACGACCGTAGTCGAAGATGCTGACGAACAGATCGGTCGTGTTCATCGCCCACCCAAGACGGATGAGTGCGTTGTTCGCAGTTGGCATCGTGGTCGTGAGACCACCACCGACTGCGAGCCAGTACACGTCACCAGGGGTTGCGCCAGTGAGGCACGAGCACGGGCCAAGAGACGTGATTGTCGCTTCCTGACCAACGGTACCCTGAGCAGTCTCAGCGACACCGAAGATCTGAGCCTTGGTTGGCCAGTCCGCCTTGGCGGCATCGCCCTTGAGCAGGCGGTCAGCAGTCGTCGACCAGTAGACCGGATCTGCGATGGCAATGGCCTCGCCAACCTCGTAGTCATCCTCGACGATACCTGCCTGAGCAGCCGAAGCCACCAGCTGACCGGAGGCGTTGATGGTGACGGTTGTGCCGTCGACCTTGACCTTCAGACCAGTGGCGTCTTGGTCGAGACCTCCAGCGGTCGTGCTGTACTTGACTCCCAGTTCGTTGGAGACGATGTCCAGGGTCGGGTTGGTTGCCTCGAGGTTGATCTCGAGACCTCCATTGGCCCCGTCGAACTCGATGGCGCCGTCTGTCTCGAGTTTGACTTCCACACCGGAGGAGGTGACCGTGACACCGGCGGCGGTATTCGGAAGGACAGACACCAACTGGTTCGGGGTCGTCCCCGTGAGCTGCAGACCAGGTGTGGTCGCATGCAGCGCCAGTGTCACTGCATCGGCGTCGATCTTGACACCGTCCTTGACGTTGACGTCGAGCACGTTGAAGGTCTTGGTAAGACCGTCACCAGCAACGACCTGTCCAGGACCGTTGAACATGACCCACTCGCCAGGAGTGGAGTCCCAGACGTACCCCAGGTTCTCGTAGATGCTGTTGTCACCAGCAACGGTGCGACCTTCTCCGTTCGTGGGAACGGTGAACGTCCACGTGTTGGTGGTAGCGTTGTAGACCGCGACGTTGTCTTCCTTGGTCGCGAACGAACCGGCTGCGCTGGTGTCAGTGACGATGACGTACGTGCCATCTGGCGGCTCAGCACCAGAGTTGGCCAGGATCAGGTTCCACGCAGTCCCGCTCCACTCCACGATGTCGCCGATTGCGAACGTCGACCAGGCACCCCCAACGCCTGCGACGACGTAGGCGTTGCCAGCGTCACCAGCGGTGAGAGTTGGAGCCGTGGTCAGCGCATCGTTCACCATCTTGAGGACTTGAACTGCGTGCTTCCACGCGACACCGGCCGCCACGCTGTCGAGCTGGTTCTTGTTGACGGCGTCTGTACCCGCGGAACCTGGCCCCAACCCCGTAATGGAATTGGTGTTCATCACCAGGTCGCTGGTCAGGTTCAAGCCGTCGAGGTCAGCACCGGTCTGACCATAAGCGAGGGCATCCTCGTCCGCGGTAGCGGACGCCAAACCGGTGATCTTGTACGGCGTACCGCCGCCGGTACCGTCCATGGCAACGGTACCGTTCATGGTGAGACCAGCAAGGGTGATGGCGTCGGCTGTTGGGTCTACGCCGCTGTAGCCACCGAGCTGCCCATCCTTGTCGAAGAAAACTGGAATACGTTCGGCCACGGCTTATCCTCCTGGTGGTATGGGAACCGGGACCTCCCGGATGGTTCCCTTTTCTTCATCAATTGCGACGCGGTTTGGGTCATCGAACCCGTACTTCGCGGCGATCTCTTTCTTCACGGTGTTGTACTTCTGGTTGAGCTTTTCGACCTGATCTCTCTCGGCGAGCAGTTGGTCATCGAGGACACGTATATTGATCGAAGTCTGCAGGTCGAATACTTTGCGCTTCAGGATCTCGTTCTCCTTCTTGACGTTGAGACACTCCATGGCCTGCAACCTGAATTTCATGTCTGAATCCGAAGCTGCGAACTTGTACGCATCGAGTTCATCAATTGGTGTCGTCGGTGAAGGAATTTGTTGTTTTCCGTTGTCTTTCTTGTTTTTAGTCATTTCTGCTCCGTTTTTTATCTGTTAATACGGTAGCCAGCATGGCACCGGGTTGATGTGCAGGACTACATCAGTTGACGAGATGGCTTGGCCCATGGCCTGGAACCAATACGGCGTCACGAACTCGTCTGGTAACTGTGATGGGTGTGTCAGTACTCCGTTCAGGCCGATGACCATCTGCGCGCCTGGTGTCAGCCCTGTGAAGACGCTCTGGATGAGCCCGAACATCTGAATCTTGCAGGTAGTGATGCTGGTCTTCTCAATGATGACACCAAGCGCCTCCATCTTCGACCTGTCAGTGATGTCGACGGTGGTAACGTTGTAGTAGCTGCCTGTCTTATCTGACGTGCAGTAGACAGCATTCCCGACGTTGTCACTGGCCAAACAGTTGGCAAGCTCGATGATGTTCGGGACCGTACCAGGAGTGAACGACTGCTCCAGCTGCAGCTTAATGAGACGCTCTTCTGTACTGAGGTCAACCTGCGGTTGTTCCGTCGACAACCCAACCAGGGTTTCTTCAGTGACGACGCGCGGACTGTAGTCGAGCGGTCTGATTTCGACCGCGTGTTGGCCGGCGGACGCCTCGATGGTGACTTCGGTCTCGTCGTTTGGGACCTGTTGCGCGGAGACTTGATGCTCAGCTGCAGTGATCTCGACGACGTTGGTGTCGGGACGGATCTGGACAGTGGTAGTCTGCTTCGGAACAGTCGCGGACACCCCTCCAGACGTGATCTGGACAATGGGAGCATTCTTCTGGATCAAGGTGCTCAAGCAATCTGCTCCTTGATTTTGATACCCATGTCCTGGATCGTCAGCTTCTGACCAGCCACATTGGTGATCTGCACTTCGATGTTCCACTTCCCGACTTCATCGAGGTCGGTGTCGCTGAAGATGAAGCGGAAGTAGCCGTTGGTCGGGTCGTAGAGGTCGCCGTTTACGGTCTTCGGCGTGTCGTACCCGATGTGCAGGTCGATCGAGAACCCGGTGATGTCGATGGGATCGCCATCGGCGTCCAGGTACTGGAATACCAAAGCCGGAAGGTTGTCACCTTCGACATAGTCGAAGACTGTAGTTGCATCGCAGCTCATGGCCCCTCCGGTCCCTAGTCGGCGACGAGGACACGCACTCCGACGTTGTCAGTCTTCGGCGAAACGGCAGCGAAGATGGCGCTGAAGGACAGTTTCATGTACTGACCTCCCATCGGCACCTCGAACAGCCAGGTGTCGTCGCCAGTGACTGCCTTCTTGAAGATCTGGTCGCTGAGTGTGACGTCGGGTGGGGAAGAGCCATCCTGCGCCTGCACCGGATAGACTTCCGTCGATGAGGGACCGAACGAAACCACGCACTGGATCTCTGTGGCATCGGAGTACGTGAAGTCGACTGCGATCCAGGCCTTTCCGTAGAAAGACCATCCTTTGCCGTCTTGTGTGCCGCCGATTTGGACGGTGGCTTCTGCTGGACCTGGGTCGAGGTGGCCGCTCACTGCAGCGATGACCTCGCCCTTGTCCTTGAAGCTGTTGTACGCCATGGCCTGCCTCCTATCTGAGATTGTTGAGCAAAGCCGATGACCCGTACATTATACATGCACCGACGATCGTACCGCCAAGGAACACCCCGACGGTGATGTACAAAGCGAGGTCATCGTCCTCGTCACGCTCTGCAAGTTGTTTCGAGGCAGACTCATACGCGACGCGCCATTTCTCGGCGATCTCGACGTCTACCTTGGATTTTTTCTCGGAGATCTCGATGAGGTCAGCTTGCAGCTCGACCTTCTTCTCGAGGTTTTCGATTTTGTGAAGCGCGGTCGGGTGGTCTACTTCAACAAGCTTCAGCAGCTTTTTCGCTTTGTCAGCCTCGAAAAAAGTGCCTTCCTTGCCTTCATGAACAATGTCTTCGGCAGCAAGGACAGGACTAGAAGCCGAGATCAGTAAAACGAGCAGCCACTTCTTCATTGCTGAGACCCTCGATGGCTGCCTTGGCTTTCACGGCCCGCTTCTCTTGCTCGCGGATCTCAGCATCAATTACCTTGATCTGTTCGCGCTTGCCCTCACCCTTCGCTTCGAGAACGGTCTTCTTGGCCTGTAGGTGCGCGACCTCATTCTTTGTCTGCGCGACCTGCAGTAGCGAGATCAGATGCGTGATCTTGTGCCCCCTGACCTTGAGCCAGAAGAACAGGATCGTGGCAATCAAAGCGATGATCAGCGCAAGCAGAAGTGCCAGCGACACCGCGTTCTTTTTCAGCCAGCTAGCTGCCAGAGTCAGAGTTGTCACACGGCACCCTGCAGAACTTCGAACTTGCTCTTGAAGGCTTTCCAGACCTGGCCGACGAAGCCACCGAGGAGGATACCGACCACGATCTTGAGACCGATGGTCGGCTCCGGTGTGCCCTCTGGGACCTGTGCCAATATCACGCCAGGGATCCATGCAGCGACAGCGCACAGGACCATTGGCAGATACGGCAGCAGAATGTGCACGGGCTTGGATGTCTTCTTGACGCCAACGGCGTCGAGCGTCTTCTTGATGATCTGCAAGAGAACCGCCACTGCGCCCATGAGGGCGAAGTGCTGCCAGATCAGCAGGGCGTCAAAGGACATGTCAGCCTCCTAGAAGTTGGCGATCAGGGAGTTGATGTTCCTGTACTCCTCGAGCACCATCTTCGCGTTGACGGTCCAGTTCTCTCTGTCGACGTTGTTGTAGTACTCGAAGATCGTGCGCCTGGTGACGTTCTCCCCGTCGAAGCAGAAAGCGACCACGGTCTTCCTCGAGTTGGCGAGCTGAACTCGCTCGAGGCCACGGAATCTGAATCCGCGCGCCTTGAGGAAGGCTGCGATGTGCTTGTCCTTGGTGCGGAAGAAGCCGGCGATTGCGGCTTCCTGATCGGCGGGTTCGATGTCTTCCAGGTGATACTCTCTATCGAGCACCTTTTCTGTTCTTATATGCTCCATGTCGCATCCCGATCAGTCTTGCGGACGCGGCTTGGGCTTGCGGGACGGCTTGCGGGACGGCTTGGGCTCGTCCTGCTCAACCGGTGGCTCGACAACTGGTGGCTTGGGCTTGTCCTGCTCAACCGGCGGCTCGACGGTCGGCGCCGAGGGCTTGGGTGCTGGTGCCGAAGCCGGCTCATCGCCAGCCTCCATAACCGCTTTGAGTTCCGCGAGCGAACCGCCCTTCAGGATGCAGACTGGAGTCTTCGCGCCGTTGAGCACGAAGTCGTCACCGTCCTCGAGTGCCTGGACCATCCGTGGATGGATCCTGTCGCCCTCGAACTCCTGCCCCTGCGTACAGGTGACGTAGCCCTTGATGTACCAGCCGTGGAGATTCACCTTGACGGTGAAATCTGAAAGCTTCTTCGCCATGACTCTCTCTCCTCTCGGGTTTTATAGTTTGATGAAGGAAAGCCCTGGGGGCCGAAGCCCCCAGGGCACCCTTACATCACTGCCAGACGGCCGCTAGGTGATGGGCGTCGCCACCACGTTGGTCGTCGTGTGGTACAGAACCGGCAGACCCGAGACGCCAGCGATGATCGCGACGTGCGGCGGATCGTCGTCTTCCTTGTTGAGCACCTTGCTGAACAGACCCGGACGCGGAGCCATGATGCCACCCGGCCCGTAGACGTGCTGGGTGCTGATGAACTCTGCGAACTCGGGGCCACCGGTGGTGCCCTGAGGGATGCTCCCGCGGATGATGAACTTGTTGTCCGGCAGGAACTGCTTCTTGACCCGCACCTCGGAGCCGACCGGGAAGGTCGCGGTGCTGGTCAGGGCGGTCACCGTCAGCACGTTGCCGACGATGTTGGTGATGTCGGTGCGGTCGCGTCCGCTGAACTCACCGTTCTTGTGCACGAGCGTGATGAAGTCGCCGATCTCCATGCCGGAGGCGTCGTCGACCGTGATCGACGTGGCACCAGCAGTGACCTGGTTGAGCGTGCCAGCCACGAGCCAGTAGCCCTTGTCGTAGACGCGGGGTTCGAGGCCGGTGTAGGCGTTGAAGATCATGCGGATGTTGTCGCGGCTCAGCATGGCCGGGGTGCTCTGCCCGACGAACAGCGAGTCCCTGAGGTCCCGCATGGTGTCGTTCAGGAGGAGCACCTTCTCCATGTGACCGTTGTAGATCATGTAGGCCGGGTCCGGGCCCTCGTCACGGTACATCTCGAGCCAGTCGAGGATGTCGCTCAGGGGGTCGGTCGAGGCCTGGTCCCACCGGTTGACGCCGGTGAGGGTCGGCGTGAAGCGCGCCGGGATGTGGTAGTCGATGGTGTACTGGATGTCCTTCTGGTTGATCGCCAGAGAACCCATGACCATCTGCCACTTCGACCACTCCAGCCGGTTCTCAATGCGCATGCGGAGCTGACCGACGATGTCGTTCACGATCCGCTGTGCGTTCTCGAACTCGCCGATGGTGCCGATGCGGCGCAGCGCGACAGTGTCCTTCTCGCTGAGAAGAACCTTCTCACGCCAGTGCGCCGGCTCGAACACCCACTGGTGCAGTCCGCGCTTCTCGATGATGGGCGACTCGGCGCCCTCTGCGGCGGCCATGGTCATGCCGCCCATGCGTTGACGGACGTCCACCCTGACCTCGCGACCTTCCTGTGTCCTGAAAGGCACTTCGCTGGTCAGGTAAAAGGACTCCTGATCCGGGGTGATGTTGTCCAGAACCTTGCTGATGTACTTGGCCTGGAGCAACGGGTGGTTCGAAAGACCGTCCATTTCTTGACTCCTTCTTGATGGTGACTACGGAGCCACCAACTCGTTCATCGCGCGCCTTTTGCTCCAGGCTACTATGGCGCGTTCTCCAGGATGCGAATGCGCTGGCAGTTCGCCGCCGTGAAGTGCGTCAGCGTCGTGCCGCTGTCATCGAACAGCACACCTTCCTTGAAGGTGCCCACGAAGTAGGCCTTGGCGACCTGGTTGCCGTCGTCGATGCCGAAGATGTTCTCGGCGAGGACCACGACTTCTGCGGAACCGGCCGCACCTGCGTCCAGCTCCGTGTAGCGTCCGCCGACACCGGCATCGGGAACCAGCATGAGGCCCCGGCGCAGGTCGGTCGTGGCGCCTGTGTGGGTTGTGTCAACGCACGACGAATCGATGGTGATTGCGTGCTCTTCGAACTGATCGGATGCGAGGATCTCGTGGACGAAGCCAGTGCCTTCCTCGTCGACCTTGTAACCGTACAGAGCCATCCTTGTCCTCCTCTCGGTCGTTCTTTCAGCTCAGGCCCGGAGGCCCACTCTGTCTGTCGACCGTGGCTCCTACTGCTTGGTGTTGTAGCCGGCGCGCTTGGTGGCGTCGTTCACGGCCTCGTCCGACATGAAGTCGACCTCGGTACCGTCGTCCAGCTTCACCTTGCCGTTGTCGCCGTCCTTCTTGTCGTTGTCCGGCGGTGTGTCGTTACCCTCGCCGATCAGCTCCTCGCTGAGGTTGACGCGGGCGTCCTCGGGCATGCTGTCGAAGATGCGCTTGACAGCGTCCATCAGGCTGATGGAGACGTCCTTGTCATCCTCGGACAGGGTGATGGTGGTCCCGGTCTCGACGTCGGCCAGGAGGATCTTCTTCGCCTCCTCGACCACGGCCGGGTAGTGCTTATCGGCGACCAGCTTGTCGCAGAAGATCTGGACGTCCTGCACCTTCTTCTGGGTGCGGATCTCGGCCAGCTCCTTGGTCGCGGCCTCGGCCTGCTCGGCCAGGTTCTTGGCCCGCTCCTCGTTCTCCTGCGCCTTCTGCTCCTGCGCAGCGATGCGGTCCTCGAACTTCTTCTCGATCTCGCTGGTGCGCTCGTCGATGGCGGCCTGCATGGCCTCCTGCGCCTTCTCCAGCGTCGAAAGCTGCTCGCTGAGCATCTTCGACTGCTCGGAGTCGGCACCGATCTCGCTCAGCTGCTTGCGCAGATCTGCGATCTGGGCTTCGATGTCCATGTTGTTGACTCCTTGTTCGTCAGCGGCCACACGGTCACGCCGGCTCTCCAATAGAGCACGCGCGTGGGCCTCGAGATGTCGTCTTGCCCCCGCCAGTTCCTCTTGAGAGAAGCCCTCCACTTGATCCGCACGCGCCAGGGCGTTCCGAAGGCGACCCAGATCTATTGAGTCGTTCTCGGTGGCACTTTTCACTTGCGGGCCATGGTGAGGCAACGACCGCTTGGCGGCGTCACCATCTGCGTTCTTCTTCACGAGAGCGAACGCGGCGTCGGGCAACTGGCTGTCGGGTGGTCTCTTCTGCTCCGCTTGGGCGAAGCTTTTATCTTCTGTTTTTATAACGTCAAGCTCCCTGATCAGCTCTGACAACTCTGAGTCCTGAGTGTGTTCCTCCTCCGTTGCTGGTGTTTCTGGTTCGTCAACGTCGGCTTCGATGGCGGGCTTTCCATCTTGGTCGGCGTTTGCAACTTCATCCTCGCTCATCAGAATGCTCTGCATCCCTGGGATGAACGGACGATTCGTCATGCCACCACCCATCACGGTGGGGCCGTAGGGCTGGTTGGTCTCTTTGTCGCGGAAGTTGTCCCGCACCTCGACGGAAAAGTACTTGAAGCGCTTGCCTTCCACCAGCTTGCGCCCCCAGTCTGTCAGCTCGACATCGCCGGTGAGAACAGGACGTCTCTTGCCGTCACGGAACTTGCGACTCGCCAGTCCCAGACGCTTCACCCAGGCAGTGGCACCCTCCTGAGGGGCATGCACTGAGTCGAAGGACAGCTCGCGCTCGATGACGTTGTTGATGAAGTTCTCGATGGCCTGTGTGAAGTACTTGCGGTCGAACTTGATGTCGCCGTACCGCGGATGCCTGAAGTTGCCAGCACGCAGCATCTCGATCGGAACCAGCTGCTCGGTGTACTCCTCGTCTTCTTCCTTCTTGTTGTGATGGGCCAGCTTGATCTTGCAGGGGCGGCTGAAGGAACCGTCTTCCGCTTCCTCGTCCTTGAAAAAGAGGCTGTAGGCGGCGTCTTCGTCCAGCTCGACAACATCGTCGTCGAACTGCATGCCGTCGACTTCCTGCAGCCTGATGAAGCCGGCATCGTCCAGGAAGGTGTCAATGTCATCGGGAAGCGAGGTGATGGTACCGAGGAAGTCGACCTCGCTATCGCCCATCTTCTGCGCTGCCTGGCAGATGGCGTAGGCAGAACTCTTGCGCTCCTTGGGATCTTGCCCTGGCCTGAAGGACTTCCTGGCCAACAAGGCCTCAACGCATCTCTCGACTTTCGGTGGCATTTCTGCTCCTAGCGCTGGCGCTGACGACGGTCGCGCCTGGTCTCTTCTTTCCTGCGCGGTGAGTCTGCGTTGCGGTCTGTAACCTTGTCTTCACGCTCGTCATCGGTGTCGTCCGTTGCCTCATTGTCATCAGTAGGCGACGAATTTCCACCGTCGTTCCCGTCGTTTGTACCAGAATTAGCCGCGTTGGTCAAAATAGGCAAGAAGATTTTCTCGTACTCATCTCCAGGGATCTCGAGCAGCTCGGCCAGGTGCTTGATGGACGGCACCCAGTTGGGCGGCTGGCCCTCACGGACGTTCGTGCTCGAGAACATGAGCATCCTGATGAAGACGTCCTTCAACAGCGTGCGCTTGCTGAAGTTGAGGCGCTCGATTTTGATCCGACAGGGAACCTGCTGGCTTTTCGGGAAGTTGAAGGTGACCAGATCCTTGATCAGACTCTCGTTCAGGTTGTCTTCAATCATCTGAATGAGTGCTTCCTCATTCAGAAGGTGAACGTCGAAGTGCGACTCCGCGGTCGCGTTGGTGGTGGAACCCTCGGCGATGCCGGTCTTGTCCGGCAGGTAGAGGGCCCTGGCCTTCATAGTGTTCAGGAACTGCAGCACGGACACGAACATTTCACCGCGCTGGCTGTCCTCGAGGATGTTGATATCCCACAGCTCTTTGCCTGAGGCCTTGTCGTACTGGCTGGGGATGACGACGTTGGAGTTGGACAGCAGCTGCTCCGTGCAGGAGAGCATGTAGTCCATGTTGTCGATCTTGGTCTCACCATCCGTCTTGACGGCCTGACCGAACGGGGCCTTCCCGACAGTGGCCGGCGCGCCCTTGCGCTCGAGGTAGCGTAGCAGGAACTGGATGATGATCTGGCTCCAGTACCACGGCTGATAGGCCGCTTTGTACCTGGAATTGCCGAAGAAATTGCCGAACTCTGCCTCTGGTGCGAACCAGATGCACTTCTTGAATCTGACCGGGCGCCTGGGCGTACGAGTGGTGTTGATGTACTCGTCCGTCTGCTTGACGAACTTGATCAGCTCGCTCTTCGGGTCGCGAACGATCACGATGGAGGATGGGTGAGGGAACTTGACCCTCGACACCACGTAGGCCTCACGATCGAAGACGACTCGACGCTTGCCACCTTCCTCGGTCTTGTCGATGCGCAGGTGCTGCAGCTCGTAGACCTTCTCGCCGACGGAGAAGCCATACTGGATCGCGCGCAGCATGCCCTTCACAGTGGGCCGGTAGATCTTGTTGATGGCCTCTTGGACGAAGGCGCCGATGGTCTCATCGGAGCAATCGATCCTGTAGTTCTGGGCCAGGATCTCCAGCTCGATGAAGGCAGTCGCCAGGGCGATCTGCGGATCAAGACGCATCTTCTCGTAGATGTGGAACGGAATGTGGTCCGGGTTGTACTCTTCTAGACCAGCTAAGCTCTGGGAAATCTGCATCAAATTCGGGTTGTCATACCCGAGCGATGCCTTTCCGAGCTTGCGAGGACCGACCATGGCATCGACGAAGACGCGGGCGGCCATCTTGTACTCAGAGCGCGGCATCCCACGCTCGAACATGTCCAGGACGCCTCTTGCCACCGGGGGAAGCTCGGCTAGCTCCTCAGACCTCGGCATTGGAATCCGATGCACCGCAGCTTGCTGTTGCATCCTGTTCTCCCGGGCTAGCCGTACCACTTGCTGTCGAAGAATACGTTACTCATCGCATTTTTGGCAACTTTGTTGGCAAATAACTTGCCTACTTTGCGTGGCGTGGCGATTGTAGGCACATACGGCGTGGACTTGACTGCCTTCTGGGCGTCGATCACACGACGTATATCTTTGGAATCAGTGAAAATTCTTTGGCCAGCAGCTCGCACGATCGATGCAGCAAGCGCCGTGCGATCGTACTGATCTCCGCAGCTCACGGCGAGGGCCTTTGCCCAGAACTTGTCGCCGTGGTGCTTCTTGGTACCTATCGACTGGAACCTGACCTGCGAGCCCTCGGTCACAGAGCGCTGAATGCTGTGGATCTGCTTGACCGATTCGGCGTCGTTCAGGATGGCGACGGTCCTGTCCTCGAGCCTCATCCTGAAGGTCTGTGCCAGCTCTTTCTTGTTCTCGATGTTGAAGTCGATCTCTTCAACGATGCTCGGGTCGTAGGCCTTCAAGTTCTCGGCGATGTTCATGCCGATACCGGTCGAGTCGACCCTGATCTTCTTGGGATGCAGTCTGTCGATCAAGTACTTGAGAACGGCTTCCTGCGTCTTGAACTTGATCGCATGCAGCTCAATCGACAGACGCTCAACAAGCAAGTTGATGCCGCGGATCTCAATCTGCTCGAAGATGGAGATCTCTGTGGAGTCACGAACACGGCCGATATCGACACCGACCACCAGTTGACGACCGAAACCGCCGGCAGCCATGGCCACGTAGAGACCATCGATCATGTCGATGGCTGCAGCGTGAGCCTCATCATCACTGTGGCTCTCACTCGAGATCCTTTTCGGCCTGCAGTACCAGACGATCTTTTCTGACTCGTAGAACCTCATGATCGTTTCTGAACGAACCATGTGGCCGCTGTCGTCTTCGACGTCCTCCCAGGATGGAACGATCTCTTCTGGATCGATGTTGTCCTCGAGGAGGTGCATCGACTCGTCTTCGAAGACACAGCTGCGGATGAGGCTCAACGGGTAGTAGGAAACGCTCTCGTCTGCGTAGTAAAGTTCGTACTCCTGGCGGAACAGGTCGAAGTCCATGGCACCGAAGATCAATTCCAGCTTGTCGGTGCCGAACTTCTTGATCCGCTCCTCTGTCTCCATTTCTGGAGCCAACTTCCTCGCAAGCTCGATGTTGTTGCAGAGGGCAGGGCAGTCCCACCAGAAGATCTGCATGCGGGAGAACATCCAGTACTTGGTGCGGTTGACACCAATGTCGTAGTGCATGCTCCCCTTGCCAAGGGGCGTTGACGCGACCGTCAGGACACCACTGCCTCGAGTCAGGACAGGAACCGCGGCCGTGTAGATGGCCTCGGGCCACGTCATGTGGGCGAACTCGTCGAGGTAGATGTCGGTGTTGTAGCCCTTACCACGAGGCTGTCTCTGCGCGAAGCTCAGGATACGAGAGAGCTTACCGTTGTGCTCGAACTCGAGTGACTGCTTGTTGTCAACGATGAGCTTCTTCTGGAACTCGGTCGGCATCGAGTCATAGAGAGCCCGCGCGAAGCGGATCTTCTCCATGGCCTCTTCGTGATTGTACGAGATGAAGATGGATGTCTGGACCGGTTTCAGATGTGTCTTGCTCAGGGACTCCAAGGCGAAGGTGTAGCTGATTCCGATCTGCCGTGCCTTGTCCCTGTGGCGCATCATGGCGTGATCGAGCATGTGCGCGATCTGGTAGTCGTAGATGATGGTGGGCTTGCCGTCGATGTCGTTGGTGACACCCTGGATGAAACCAGGGATCGTCGATGCCCACTTCTTCATGTCCTCGAGGTCAGGCTCCCTCTTGACGATGATGCGCGTGTTGGGCGGACGCGTCCCAAGAGGCTTGGGGTACCTCTTCATCGGCTCGTTATTGGGAGCCCCTTCGTAGGGCCCCTTCTCACTGACAGCCGTTTCGGCCTGGGCGACCTCCCCGGCGGCTGTCGATATGAACATGGTGGGTAGGGCCCGTTAGCGGGAGGTGAAGTACTTGCGCGCCCCCGGTTTCTTCTGACCCACGATGCTCTGGTGCTTTCGGTTCATGACCGGATTGCGCCGCAGTTCGGAGCCAGCCGACACACCCTTGGACACCGTGGGCTCGGCTGCCTTCTTGGCCGGTGCCGATTCCACGACCGGATCTGGTCGGGATTCCTCGAGAGGTGTCGACTCCTCCTCCATGGTCATGGCCTCGTCCTCGTCCTTCTCCGGCTTGTCGCGAGAGAGGAGCTTTGAGAACGCGCTCCGAGACTTCTCTTTCTTGGGGGCCGCTTCCTTGCTGGTCTCGTCAGGCATTTGCCTTCTCCTTCTTGATGGGTGCCTCGATGAGCTTCAGTTCTGGTCTGCCTTCGACTTCTTCTTTGGCTGGACCTGCTTCCTGCAACTGCGCGAAGCGTCCCATGAGGTCGTCTAGGACGTGCTTGTGTTCGGTCCTGTCAGTGGCTTGGCCATCATCCAGGCGGTTCTCGAAGTTCACATCGCGGACTGTACGTAGTAGGGCACCCAAGGACATATTCTCAACGTCCTTGCCGGCCACGAGACGCTTGAAGATCTCGTCGTACATGGTCTTGGCGATGAGCTTGTTGGCAAACTGTCGGTGCTTTTTGGCATCTTGGTCCTCGAGTCGCTCGTAGACCTCCTCGACCAATGCCCGGAATTTCGGGTGCTTCAACCACCGTTTGATGGTTCGCACACTGACGCCTACATGCTTCGCAACGACAGCTTCATCCATCTGGCACGCAACCAGTAGGTAGATTGCTTTCCGCTGCTGCAGTTTTAGGTCTGTCTTATGCATAGCTTGCTAAGATTAGTCTAATTGAAGCACCTAGACAAGGCAAGTTCTCGCAGTGGTACATATGGTTGACAGGGAAACGACCATGCCGACTGAACTGTTGATCGATGCCAACTCTGCCGCGTACCGGATGCTGTTCGCGGGCGACATCATTGCCGTGCAGCACCGCGGCAACAAGATCCTCACCGGGATACCACATGGGGTCCTGGCGGCCGTCGCTTCGATGCGCAGCAGAAATAGGTTCGACCGCATCAGCATCTTTTGGGATGGTGGTATCTCAGAGAAGAAGAAGATCTATCCAGAGTACAAAAAGAATAGGAAAAACGAGCACAAGGACTTCACGCGCGAGGACATCGTCAACTCCACGGGGATGACGATACGGATGGCCAGGTTCGCCGGCATCCCACAGTACAGGGTGAAAGGGCAGGAAGCAGACGACATCATCGCCTCGTATGCAGCCGCTTGCGAATTGGACGTCATGATCCTGAGCAGCGATCACGACTTCTTTCAGCTCCTAGGGCCCGGCGTCAAAATGCTCAGACCAACCAGGAAAGGCCCTGAACTGTGGACGGCAGAGCGTTTCCAGAGCAAGTACGGCTACCACCCGCGCTACTATGCACACTATTTGGCATTGGTAGGCGACCCAGGCGATGGCATTCCAGGAGTCAAGGGAATCGGCAAGGTCACGGCCGACGCCATATTCTCCAAGCTGAAGAAACCAACTCTGAAAAAGATCTACAGCCAGATAGACCGACTCGGTTTGAAACCGAGAGCCGCCAGTAGTCTGCGTAATGGCAGGCCAGACGCAGCTACCTTCCTGAAGATCACGAAGTTGAGGAAAGACATAGAACTGCAACCTCTTTTTACGGATGTGAAAGACGAAAAGAAGTTGCTAGCTCTATTCAAGATGTTGAAGATGAGGTCGTTTCAGAGCGACATAGCAATGGGTTACTTGTGCAACGGATAGCTGTGGCTGCAGTGTTGATCGTTCTATTCGTGTGGAACGTGAAGCAATGCAACAGAATAGAAGCACTCGAAAACAAGAGCGCCATAGTATGTGCTGACCGTCAGGAAGAAATGCTGACGATGTCAATTCAGATACACAAATTGACCAACAACCAAGAACGCTTTGTGAACAAAATAGAGTACATGATCGATATGTACTACTCCGTGCAAACGATGCGCGAAGAAATGCTCAAGCTGCACGGGGCCATCATGGAAGCGCAGTACATGTGTGTTGACCACACCAAGAGGAGTACACCGTGAAGCTGTCGAAGAATTTCTCTCTCCACGAGATGGAGAAGTCAAGCACCGCGCTCAGACTCGGCATCGTCAACGATGTTCCGAACAAGAAGACCATTGAGAAGCTCAGGTTCCTGTGCATGAACGTGCTGCAGTTGGTACGTGAGCGTTTCAAGAAGCCGGTCAAGGTCAACAGCGGTTACAGGTGTCACGCCCTGAACAAAGCCATCGGTGGTAGCCGCACAAGCCAGCACCGAAAAGGCGAGGCCGCCGACATTGAGATCGCTGGCGTCTCCAATCTGAAGGTGGCTCAGTGGATCCGAAACAACCTGGTGTTCGACCAGCTCATTCTTGAGTATCACATCGACGGCGTACCAGAGAGCGGGTGGGTACATGTGAGCTACAAGCACGGCAAGAACCGCATGCAAGTGCTCTCCAAGATCAAGGGCGAGAAGGGGTACCGCAAGGGTCTGTGCATGGTTCAGAACGCCGGAGGGTAAAATGAACCCTACTCATATGTTTCTGACAAAAGGGAAGGGAGTCGCCAAAGAGAAGCTCACCAGCTTTGAGATGGCCCTCAGGAACGCAGGCATTGCACAACTCAACCTTGTGCGTGTCTCTAGCATCTTCCCGCCTCATTGCGAGATCGTGAAACGCGAGGACGGCCTCAAGTTCTTGCTGCCAGGTGACATCACGTTCGCTGTCATGTCTGACAATGCAACAGACGAGCCGAACCGTCTCGTTGCTGCATCAATCGGTCTAGCACGCCCTGCAGATGCCGCCATGTGGGGCTACTTGTCTGAGCACCATGCGTACGGGCAAACCGCTAAGAAGGCAGGAGAGTACGCAGAAGACCTCGCGGCCACAATGCTAGCCACCACCCTGGGCGTCGAGTTTGACTCCGACAAGGACTACGACGAGAGGAAAGAGATCTACAGGATGGACGGCCGCATCGTTCACAGCCGTGAGATCACACAGAGTGCTGAGGGCAATAAGGACGGTCTTTGGACTACAGTGGTGGCGGCAGCGATTCTGCTCACAAGACGTTGATCGGTTCTTCTGGTAGGTCACTGCTCTTCAGAATCTTCTCCATCACGCAGTTGTAAACTACATCGCTATGATCTTTCGAATGTAGTTTCGCAACCTTCACTGCAGCTTCTCTGGCAGCTTTCTTCGAATCCGTGCTCTCAAGGTCGGCGCTGCCGTAATTGAAATGCTGGAATGAAGTGTCGTCCTCCATCCTGTAGATGCAGGTCGCGTGGGCGCCCCCACGGTACATCGTGGAGATCAAGTAGACCTCAGCTACTCCCTCCAATTCGCAGACCAGCTTGCCGAACATGAAGCCGTAGTCATCGCAGTCTCCGAGGAACGGCCCCTTCGGGTAACTGTCATAGTCGAACGTGTTGATCCTGTACTGCATCCACTCAGGGCTGTTGATGTAGTCCCACTTGCCCTTGAACGGGTCACGTTTGTAGCGGCACTTGAGGATGACCTTCTCGACTTCGCCTGGAAGCTGGTAGTTCTCGAGCGGCATCTTCTCGGAGTCGTTCTCATGGACGGCGCGGCTCGCACGAACAGCGTTTCTCCTGAGGTCAAGCAGGAAGAACAGCCTAAACCAGACCTTGATCCAGATTGAGTAGAGTCGTTCCCAGAGTTTCATGGTGCCCTCTAAAAAGGCCGCCGCCGCCCTGGAAGGGGAGACAACCAGAACGACGACGGCCGACCGCAGACAATGATAGTACCCTACGGCTTTTCTTTGCTCAAGTTCTCAACGGCGCCTGCCAACCGGTTCATGATTCTCTCTCTGATGAGGTAGCTCTTCTCAGGTGCGATGATACTCAGCTCATGCTCCAGGACGAGCCTGACGTCCCTGTAGAACTGTTTCTTCAGCCAAGCCGGTGGTTCACCGTCGCCTCTCGTAGCGTGGACTGGGTAGGCCTTCCAGAGCTTCCTGTACCACTTCTGCCACAGATGCTCGATCGTACCTACAGGGAAGCCGATGTGGCCGATGTCTTTCTTGGGTATCAAAGCCGGAACCTGTGCTGGATCATGTCGATGATGCCGTCCGGGCTTTGGTGATCCACATTCCACGGGACGCGCATCACTTCCATGCCACGGCTCCAGTGGTGCGTGCCAGACTCGATCTCAACCAACAGGTCGAGGTAGCCGCGACGCAGCCTGGTCAGGTACTCTATATCGACACCGACCTCTGCGTCGCGCGCCCTGGTCTTCACGCGCTCGAGAGAGACTTCAGGGTCAACGTCTAGGTACACCAGAAGGCTCGGAGGCGTGAGAGAGCACATCATGACGCTGAAGAGGTCATCGTAGGTGTGCCACTCGCGCTCGCTGATGTTGCCGTACTCGACGTGCAGCCGACAGAAGACCCGGTCGCCTGGGAGGCCTCGGTCCAGGACTGAGCCCTTAAAGCCGCCAACGTGGCTGGCCTCGAAGGCAGCGATCTTCTGCATGGCGTAGCGGCTCTTGAGCAGCTCGATCTGCATGGGGAACGCCCACCTCTTCGGATCCTTGTAGAAGTCCTTGAGGTAGACGTTGGTGTCCACTGGCTCGAACAGCCCGCGCAGCTCGAGTCCCTTGCAGATTGCCGTGGTGAGAGTGGTCTTACCGGCCCCTATGGGGCCCTCGATCCAGAGGACGGGTCCGAATGGCATGGCACCTTCCCATCTTGCGGTATTGCCTATATCTACGCCGCACGACGGGTGATTTTGCCACTCTTCTTGGTCTTTTTACCAGCGCGTTTCTGACGGTACTTTTCGTAGTGCTCGTCGAACTTTTTTATGCCGATCAGCTCTAGGTCAAACTTCTCGGCATAGTCGGCAAGCATCCACGGGTGCCAGCTGCCGCCCTCGATCTTCCAGAGCCAGGATGGGTGGACACGCTTGGGACCGGTCCAGGCCTCGATGTCGGCGCCCTTCATGATCCACCGCAGCTGGTCGCGCCCCTTGGAGACGAAGAGAAAGACCTCGCCCTTCTTCAGCTCGCCTGGAAAGTTCTTGCTCCTCCTGAACTCGTCCATGTTGGTGACGGCATTCTTACGGAAGTCGACGTCGAACAGGACCATTTTGAGACGAACACGCATCACAACCGCACCTCCGTTGACAGCAAGTACTTGTAGGTAGCTGTGCGGTTCCTGACGTCGATTGTCACTTCGACGATGTCCTTCTTGTCCAGGATCTTACACAGCGTACTGAGGATTTTACTATCCCCCTTGGTGATCTTGACGTCATCGTGACGTTTGGACACGGCACGGGCAAACTGCAGATTGGAGTCGTTCAGATCGAATGGCTTACCGCCATCAGCAGAAGCAGCAGGAATCTTGACGTTGGGCTTCCCCTGTGTCTTCCTGATCTTCCTGATCACGGCAGTCTCCATGCCGGAACCGTATTTCTCCGACATGTGGTCTTTGATCTCCTTGTTGGTCAGTCCGCGTTCGACCAAGACAGCGGCCTCGGCGCGCTTCTTCTTGGCGATCTCACGCGTGCTTGGGATACCGGCTCCCTTCCTGATGGCACAGATGGACTCTGGTAAGATCTTGACGTCATACTTCTTTTTCACGGCCGAAATAATCTCATCGTGGATCCAACCATCATTGATCATCTTGATGACGAACTTTTCGACCGTGGTGTTGATGGCGCTCGGAAGGTTCTTCTTCGACTTCTTCTTCTTGGCCATGATTCTCCCCTTGGCTGTAGGTACAGCTACATCCTACATCGATGAATCGCTATTTTTTCTAGGAAATTACTAGAATGCCGCCCCACTCCATCCAGACCCGGTTGGGGGGGAGAACCAAATACTGGAGTGGAGTGGTAGCGGCAATCGTGATGTTACCACGGCTGCACCGCTCGACTACTAGAAAATCTCTACTTGATACTCTGCAGCAGACCCTTGAAATGGTCTACCAGAATGTCGCGCTCGCCCGTCCATTCCGCAGCTGAGTTGAGGTCAGAGTCTTCGACCCATAGGCAAGGATTGGCACTCTCTAGGTGAGCGACGATATCGTCAGCAGCCTCTTTCACCTCAGTCAGTTTGCGCCCGCACTTGTCAAGCTTCTGCTTGCCCTCGGAGCACATTCTTCTGAGGCTCGAGACCTCATCGTACAGTTCTTCAGGACCAGTCATATCGTCAACGCTATCCCACAGCTTGTACAGATGTCAGCGGGTACGGCGTTCTTGCGGTACGGGAATGGCACGAAGTCTTCCCAGTCAATGATGGCTTCAATGGTACCGCCTTCGACACTGGCCTGCATCAGTTCAACCGCACTCCGATCTTCCCAGACCATGGCAGGCTGCCAGCTGTTGCAACCGCACGCCGGACACGGACCCTTGCTCTCTATGCCGCAGTCACACATCGAGAGCTGCCAGACCGGCATCGACAAGTGCTTGACCGAGATCGAAGTAGCTGCCGTCAGGGCCCTCTTCCTTCACCCAGACAGTGGCCAGGTAGCGTCCGTACTTGCCGGTCTTGTCCTTGACCGTGTTGATCCAGACTTCCTTGCCTTCGATCAAGTTCTTGGCGAACTCCGTTGCCTTCTTGCCGAGGGCGTATTCCTCCGAGTCCTTGCGAACACCGTAGGTCTCAGGAGCATTGATGCCATGGATGCGAATGCGCTCATGGACATGAACGTGCAGACCACAGTCAATGTCAAAATCCGCCGTATCACCGTCCACTACCCTCGTGCACGTCGCCTTGTACCAGAACAGTTTGTCTTCCACCGGTGCCTCACTGAAGGCCGACAACGATGTCCGCTGCGCGCACGAAGTCAGCCAGAACGCGGTCGGTGCACCAGCTCTTCTCGAGTAGATGGGCCAACCAGTCGCAGAATTCCTTCGGGTTTTTCAGGTGCTCAATCGGAACTTCGTACCTGCCGGCACCCCGCGCCATGCACGCGATGACGGTGCCCTGAACGCTCCAGACGTTACCCTCGCGCTCCAACTTCTGGGCTGGCGTCGCGCTGTAATGGGCCCTCATCGCCTCGATGATCTCTTGAGTGTCCGACATCTACCTCACCTGTACCTGTTTTTATAACTGTTTCTATCTCGATGTTCAACGTCTTGACGTTGCACACTTCTTCGTGAGCGTTTGCAACATCTGGTTTTTCGAATTCAGCGCCACAGTTGCTGCAATGCCATATAAGAATACCGTACATCTTGACCCCTCCTAATTGGAGGAAGCCAGACACTTCGACGCCAGCCTCTTGAGATCTGCATCCGTCAGCTGGGCAAATTGCTCGAAGGCCCAGATATCCGCTGGAAGCGTTGAGAATGCAAATTCGATCTCATTTTTTCTGAGGTCTATATTCACACACGTGGTACTGCTCTCCAACTGACGGAGACCCACGTGCAAACTTGGGTTTGTTTGGTAGAGACGTATACACAACTTGCTGACTGCGTCGATCGGGTCCGGGCAGTTCCTCACGTCGTCTAGCACGGCACGCACATCCTTCAACACGAGCCTGAAATTGGGCTCTGGAAGGTTGATGTTCATGCCTTCAGTACCAATCTTGAACGTGATATTCATTGCCAGACTATATCACCTACAGGTGCTAGATTGGCTAGAGATTGGCTAGATAAAACGAGGCGGCGTCTCGTTCCACTCTATACAGCCGTCAGTATTACACTTTGCCGATACGTGGCTAGTCCTGCCAACATGCCACCGAATAGTGCCTTGGCAAATCGGACAAGGTAGTGTGCCGCCAGTGCTCCTGGCTTTTGAACCTACCATCCTGATGATGGACTTCCTGATCTGAGTCTTGGCCTTGATCTCTTCTTCTGAATAGTACTTGGTCACTTCTAGGCCTAGTCCGTGCCGCCGGAACAAGGTTCCTCACTGTAGAAGGGATTGAGCCCGCGGCAGCATGAGATCTTCGCGCCACAGCCAAGACACACGTCAAAAGCTGTGAGTGGTGCAGTGGCACCACAGATGATCTTCTGTTGCTCTTCGTTCATGTCGACTTGGTTCAGTTGAGTTGTAGTCTGTGAGATGTTGATCTTCTGTTGCTTCAGAGTACTGATGCTGAACTCAGGCGACACCACGAAGAACGGATGCTCTCCGATGACTCGTAGCCACCTGCGCCCATTACAGAAATTGCAGGTGTTCTTCGACAGACAGCTCATGATATCGGCAAGAGCGTCAGCTTGCTCAACCCACCGAGCATACTCGCTGTGCGTAAGCCCGAGGTACTCGTGGAGCGGTCTAGTTTCATCGTCACCACTGTCGTGCCACTCCTCGACGTAGTTGTCGATCGCATCCAGCGTGACGGCGCCGTGGGCATAGAGTTCAGCGAAGCTCTTAGGCATCGTAATCCTCCGAGCCAATCAGAAAGCTCATCTGGACGAAGCACTGAGTACGGAAGTCTTCGTCATCTGACCTCAACGCGAGTCGAACAATGGCCTCTATCTTGTCCGCCATCTTCAACGCGTCGGGCCAGTTTGGCGGTATCTTGTTCGGCGTCGTCAAGCCATGACCCCTGGCCACATGGCCCTGTCAAGCCGTTCCTTGAGATGGTTACGCTCGCCGGAGAGCGCCTGGTTCTGTAACCTCAGACGCTTCACTTCGGCAATGAGCTTCGGCATGTTGGTGAGTGCCTGTACGATGTTGTCGGCATCGAAGTCGCGTGTCGGATCAACAACGCAGACAGGCCCACAGGTGTCAGACTCGACCACAAGCATCTCGCTCTCGCTTGGCCACGGCATGACCCGATACGGACCCTCAGTGGCTCTGGCGATTTTGACTTCCATGTCGAGCAACTCTTTGTCGCTGAAGCACATAGCGTCCTCTACTCGCAGTAGTCCATGCAGATCATGAAGGCCTGGTCGCAATAAATATAGTCATGGTCTTCCAGGCAATCATGCTCTTCTTCTCTGCACGTCCTCTCGCAATAATCGGTTTGTTGATGCACTGGTACTGTTGCGCAACCGATGAACAACAGCACACTAGCGAGACTTAATCTCATTTTTCTCGAGGTCATAACGGGTCGAACACCTTGGACATTTATGGCCACCGCCCCAATGGTCTCGGACCAGCAGCTCGATGCAGTAGACACAACGCGACTTGCTCCAGTGGCACTGAGGACAGTCATGCGTGCCGGCTTCGATCCTCTCTACCAGTTTCTTCGGTAGTCTTGCCTTGCATTGAGGGCATTCTCGTGCTGGCTTCCACATTTCTTCGTAGGCATTCTGCTCTGCACCGTAAGATAGTGCAAATTCCTTGGATGCTTTGTCAGCAAATACGTTGAATGCCTTGACAAGAGCCGTGAAGATCGGTTGCAGAGTCTTGTTCATCTGATCGGCCAAGTTGTTCAGAGACTTTGCCAAAGCATTGAGTGCACTCTGCGCTTCCTGGACGCCCTTGGAGAACTTTTCACTGTCGGCCGCGATGACGACCTCCAACGGCTCTTTGTTCTTTTTGTAGAGTTCGATCCTGACCTTCTTGGCGTCCTCCGCTGTGGGTACCATTGTTTTGTGTACCCTGCAGGCTGGGCAATCATCGTCACCAGTGCACTCGACGGTGAAGGAATTGGGGCCATTATTTGATGTGCTCTCATACGTCACGGGAATGAACCCGTGATCCTCTGCCCAGATGGACTCCAACGTGACAGCGATGTTGGCCGGCGTCAGAAGCGGTGTCATCGTCAATCCATCAAGCTTGTGCTCTACTTCCGTCAGCAAGCTGGCATCAGCCTTCCTCTTCACTTCGTCAATGAAGTTGCCCGCAGCGAGAAATGTCTGGTACGCAAGATCAGCTGTGCTGATGCTGCCATTGGTCTCTTCGAGAAGTGGGTGAATTCCACGACCACAAGTATCAGATAGACGGCGCATCAACGTCTCAGCACTGTAGTCGACACACTTGAACAGGAAGTCGGTGAAGGCTTTTTCGATGCACTGGGTCTCACCGTCGAGATTCATGTGGACGTCCCACCAAAAGTCTGGACGCGGTTTCAGCTCGATGATGAAGATCATGCTGTCTTTGAACCGATGGTTGATCCGTGTCTTCAACGCGATGCGGTCGCCCATGGATGCCTCCTTACTATTTGATACAGCATGTGCGCCCAAATCAGACTAGAAAATGGCTAGAATGTGGTAGACACGATCAGGAGGTGTTCCATGAGCGACAGCAAACCATCGAAGACCAGCACGCATGTCCTTGGAAATCCACCGAACTTCGGTGAAGTGAGCGTCTCAGCCTATGCGATCGGGGACGAGAATCTCTCCACCCCCGTCTACATGGCGCCGTCTCTACCTTATAGGACGACACCCCCGAACACCGATTTCCCCATCCCAGAGGGTCTTGAGTTCCGAGGGCCCAGAGGAGCCCTCACCAGGGAAGGGTTCGAGGCCATGGTCGACCTGATCACCGAAGAAAAAGTGAAGGTGATGCACAGGGACGCAGAGATCACCCAGTTGAAGAAGCTGATCCAGGAGATCTACAGCCTGGTCTGCCCTGGATGGGCCGGCGACTTCGGGAACCCGGATCAGCTCAAGGGTGCTATCTCACGCCGTCTGGCGGACCTCACCGAAAAAAAGTGATCCGCCCCTGATTTTTCTGATTGACAAGTACCCCACAAGTACCCTACTTCTGTACCCTACAAGTACGTTATAAAACATTCAGGTACGGAGCAGGATCATGCAGACCTTCACCGAGGCAACGCGCTGGCGGAAGCCGACCAAGCGCAAGGGCAACGGCCGCAACTACGCCCAGCAGCGCCAGGTCATCCCAGGCAAGAGCCGGCTCATGACTTCGACCTCGAGCGGCACCAAGGCCTTCAAGGTGGACGACTGGGGTCGCCTCGCCCGCTTCCTGATCCTGGGAGCAGACAAGCCGACCTTCTACGCGACGAAGCGCCAGCTGGTGCGGGACAACGCGAGGGTGGTCGAGCGCTGCATCAAGGAAGACGGTATCCGTACCGTGGACCTGATCGCGGAAGTGTCGATTCAGGGCTCGGCGCCGAACAACGACCCGGCCCTGTTTGCGCTGGCAATGTGCGCGACCCTGGGTGGCCTCCACACCCGCCAGTACGCCCTCGGGCGCCTGTCGGACGTGGCGCGGATCGGAACGCACCTGTTCCACTTCGTGGCCTACTGCGAGGGTCTCGGTCACGGCTGGGGCCGGAACATGCGACGTGCGATCCGTGGGTGGTACAACGAGAAGGCGCCGGACAAGCTGGCGTATCAGATCCTGAAGTACAAGCAGCGTGACGGCTGGTCGCACAAGGATCTGCTCGCTCTGGCTCACCCGCGCACTTCGAACAAGGAACGTGATGCCATCTACCGGTACATCGTGGCCGGCATCGATGGTCTGGGCAAGCGTACTGTCCTGAAGCACAACGGCCGCCGGAAGGTCCGCAAGACCTACCCGGACGTGTCACGTCACCTGCCGGCGCAGATCTTCGCCGCGCACGACGTGCACAAGGTCAGCAAGCGGAAGGCCAAGCAGCTCATCGAAGAGCACCGCATGACCCATGAGATGGTGCCGAACGAGCTGAAGAACGACCCAGAGGTCTGGGAGATCATGCTCGAGACGATGCCCATCGGAGCGATGGTGCGGAACCTCGGCAAGATGACCAGCATCGGCCTCCTGGACCGGATGTCCAGGGCCTCGAAGCTGGTGATCGACCGGCTGGGCGACATGGAGCGGATCCGTCGGGCGCGTCTGCACCCGATCGAGTTCCTCAAGGCCAACCGTGTCTACGGTGCCGGCCGCGGGGACAAGGGATCGCTGTGCTGGGATCCGGTGCGCGGGATCGTCCGAGCACTGGACGACGGGTTCTACCTGGCCTTCGGCGCGATCGAGCCGAGCGGCGTGAACACTGGTCTGTTCATCGACGTCTCTGGTTCGATGGCATGGGACACCTCACGCGTGAAGTCGATGGCGAACATGACCGCACGTGAGCTGTCAGGTGCCATGGCCCTGGTGACGGCGAACGTGGAGCCGTACTGGGAGATCATCGCCTTCTCCGGCGGCTACGACTCGCTCGAGGAGATCCCGATCGAGCCCGGCATGAAGCTGGACACGGTCGTGAACAGGATGGAGCGTATGCGAGCCGGCAGCACGAACCTGTCGCTACCGTTCGAGTACGCACGTGGACGCGGTGTCCCGATCGAGACGTTTATCGTCTACACAGACAACGAGACGAATCACTTCGGCTCGCTGCATCCGTCGGAGGCACTGCGCAGGTACCGGAAAGAGACCGGCATCGACGCGAAGCTGATCGTGGTCGGCATGGTGGCGAACGACATCTCGATCGCTGACCCGACCGATCACGGCATGTTGGATGTAGTTGGGTTCGACACGAACGCTCCGTCAGTGATGGCGGACTTCGCGAAGGGCGCCTACGAGATCGACGTCGAGCAGGGCTGACACGAGTTTGAGGGCCGGACGGCTTGGGTTATCTTGCAACGATACCCCCCAGGCCAAACACTTTGCCCTCTTCAAGTTTGGCTGACGTAGCGATGTGGAAGGACACATGAGAGACGGCAGTAGCCCAAGGCTAGGTGTGTGCCGCCCCGTTTAGAGGAATCCTTGGGGAGCTGGTATCAAGGCCAGTCTGCGTCAGTCGTTCTATGGAAGGATTTGTGGGCCGAATGGATTGCAGGGTTATCGATGGTTCGAATCCACCTGGCGGGTCTAAACCACCCGCTATCGCCTAGCTGGTTAAGGCACCCCTGTACCAACAACTTGCCCACTTTGAATTATGGGAGTTGCGGGCCGTAGACTGAACGTTATCTAAGCGCGCAATTTTGCGCTTATAGCTCAGTTGGTAGAGCGCCGGGGGTAGCCTCGGAGGTCGAGGGTTCGAATCCCTAACGACGTTCTTTCAGCTTTGTCCGCGCCCTACCTATTAGAGGAGTTTGAGGGCCGGAAGTCTTGGGTTATCACTTCGGATGATGCTTCCCAGGACACTAACTTTGCCCTCGTTTCTATACACTGAGTTTGTGGGCCGGAGGCAACGGGTTACCTTTCATTTGGAGAAAACACACCCATCGCCAACAACTTGCCCACTTCGTTTTGAGAGGAGTTTGCGGGCCGTACGAAATAGGTTACCAATGCAAACTGTAGGTCGCGGGTTCGAGTCCCGTCATCGGCACCATGCCGATGTAGATCAGCTGGTAGATCAACAGTGGTTACACGCCTACTTCACTTTTTGCCCGCGTTTCAAAGGACACTATGGTTTGAGGGCCGGACGCACGTTGGGTTATCCACTCATAATGGAGAGGTCGCAGGTTCGAATCCTGTCGTGGCTTTAGCGAGTCACGTAGCTCAGTTGGTCAGAGCGCTAAACCCCCAATGTCAACTATTTGCCCTCGTTTTGAAGTAGAAGAGATGAACACGAGAGAGACACGCATGTTGACAGAAGCAATCAGAGCAAACACGCGCGCCCTCCTCGAGAACACGAAGCTCTTGAAACGCTTCACGTCGAAGCAGGACCGCAAGAGCGATCTCGATGAGAGACGCAACCGACTACTGGCGAACATCCCGTACCTGAAGTCAGAGCTGAAGCAGTTCCGGCGTCAGGAGCTGGTGATGCTCGCTGCAGCCCTGGGGGTCAGGAACACATCAGTACCGAACACACGCCTCGTGGAAGTGATCTTCAGAGAACAGAAGCGAGCGTGAAGAAGCTGTACATCTGGTTCTGCGACAAGTGCAACTCGTTCGTACCAGCGACGTGTTGTCTGGCAACGAGCAAGAAGGCAGCATGGGACGGCGGTCAAGAACACCTGGTGAAGACGCACGACTTGACTCACCACGCTACCGACATGGAGTTGTTCAAGGGCCGCGTCGTCATCTTGGAAGAGAAGACGAAAAAATAGCTTGACAGATCGATAACCGATGCATCACGATGAAAACTTCGTCGGAGGATGCTATGCACCGCGCAATTCAGATCACCACCATTCCCATCAAGCGCGACGGACGATTGTCCTTCCTCTGTTCCCTTTCGTCCCTATTTCTCTATTCCAATTCCGGCTGGCGACTGTAGACGCATCTTTGCGGATCGGTAGCTGAGCTGGTTTAGCAGCGGGCTGTTAACCCGTGCCCTCGGGCTACGTGGGTTCGAGTCCCACCCGATCCGCCATGTGGGCGCCAGGCTATGGCAGCCAAGCGGGCTCCAACCCCGCAGGACAGGGTTCGATTCCTTGGGCGCTCGTAGAAAGAAAAATGTGGACTCGTCGCTGAGTTGGTTCAGGCGCCTGGTTGAAGCCCAGGAGACGTTGGTTCGATTCCAACCGAGTCCACCAAACGCGGGCATAGCCCAACTGGTAGGAGGCGACGGTTTTAAGGTCCGTTCAGTGGTGGGTTCGAATCCCCCTGCCCGTATTCAAGGAAACGAACGAAAACTGAAATAAGGAGGTCGCCTCGAGCCCATGTTTCAAAAGATCAGCACATGTCAGAGTGGCGGAATTGGTAGACGCGCAGGCCCGAGGAGCCTGTACTTCGGTGTGAGGGTTCGACTCCCTCCTCTGACACCATGTGTAGCGGTGGCTGAGCGGTTGAAAGCACCAGACTGTAGATCTGGAGATCCGAAAGGGTCCAACGGTGGTTCGAATCCATCCCGCTACACCATATGCCCGTCTACCCCAATCTGGTACGAGGGGCTCGGCTCAGACCCGAGATGTTCCCGGTTCGAATCCGGGGGCGGGCAAAATGAAAAGCCCCTGGCCACAGTGACCAGGGGCACCCTCGCTCCTCGGGGGAAGGACAACGAAGGTGAGCTGATCGTAGCAGGAGGCGAACATAGTTCAAGTGTGCCGGGGTGGCGGAATTGGAATACGCGCTGGCCTCAAGCACCAGTGCTTCGGCATGAGGGTTCGACTCCCTCTCCCGGCACCATGGAAGGTTGGCCGATGTTGGGATGGCGCCTGCTTGGAAAGCAGAGACCGGCCCGAGAGGGTCGCAGAGGTTCGATTCCTCTACCTTCCGCCATGGGCAGTGGGTCTGTCGGGATGGATGCTGGATTGCAACCCCAGAGAAACTGGTTCGACTCCAGTACTGCCCTCCAAAAAAAGAGGGGCCCTCGAGGGCCCCTCTTTAGCAGTCACCTCAGTTGACTAGGCGGCTTCGAGCAGCACGAAGTAGATGTCGCCGCGGAACTCGACCCAGTCGCCGACGGAACCGGCCGTGTACG